TGTGCCTGCAGTGCCAGTTGTGCCTGGATCACTTGGCAACGTTACATTTGAAAAAGCATCTTCTATAGATTTGCCAGCTTTTAATACAATATAAGCAGCATATAATTTATTGAAAATCGGACCTATGCCATTTTTATGTAAAATGATATAAAGTTTTTTAAGTTCATATGGTTCAATACCCAATGATGGAGCAACTGTCTTAATTATTTTTTCGAAACTACTTATAAATTCATTCTTTTTAGTATTATCGTCCCAATAAGATAATTCATCTATTTCTTTTATAACAGTAGATTTAATAGGTAATTCTATATTTTTAGGTATTATTTTACTATTATCTGTTATATTATTTAAAACATTCTTGGCATCCACCGGCAAATTATCATATAAATTCTCAAAATCTTGTTTTATTTTACTTACATCTATTTGTTTTAATGTAATTCCACGTCCAATATCATCACCCCAATTTAAATTAGCAATTTTTGTAGTTTGATATCCAGATCTACCTGTTGTGCCTGATGTGCCTGATGTGCCTGTTGTGCCTGTGGTACCTGTTGTGCCCGATGTGCCTGTTGTGCCTGTGGTGCCTGTTGTGCCTGTTGTACCTTTTGTGCCTGTGGTACCTGTTGTGCCTGCAGTACCTGTGGTGCCTGCAGTACCTGTTGTGCCTGTGGTACCTGTTGTGCCTGTGGTACCTGTTGTGCCTGCAGTACCTGTGGTGCCTGCAGTACCTGTGGTGCCTGCAGTACTTCTTACCGATTTAATCTTATTTGATAAATCTGTTAACTGTGTTGCATATGGAATTATTTCGGGGGTAATTAAATATTTACTTGGGCCATTTGTGAGATCGTTAATAAGATTTTCTTTGGTGGATCCTATTTCATCTGCAATACTGGTTAAAAGAGCGTCTACATTTTTATCCAAAACTTCAAGATCATTAGCTGACAATTCTTTTTTTCCGCCTAAGCCCACTGATCCTTTTAGTTTATCTAAAAAACCAGCTTCGTTTAAAAATTCTTTATACAACTCTTCGGTGTAATTTATTTCGTTCATATTATATATATAGTTTTTTAATCAGCGTCTTGTATACTGATTCTTTTACTGTTGAAGCAACTATGGATTGTGGTAAACCGCCGGCTGAATTTATAACTTTAGCGAAGATATCTAGATTTTCTTGAGAAACGTCTTTGCTAGCTATACTATTAGCAAGAGAAGTAAGAACCCTGTCGGGTTCTGAGCCGGGATACATTTTTTCCAAAGCTGGTTTTAAAAATTTATTGTAATATTCTGGATCCTCAAGTTTTTCTATTAAATTTCCATATCCAAGTGATTGATTTAATGTTTTTAACTGTTCACCAGTTATATTTTTAAGACCACTTACAGCGGTAGACGCAACGTTTGTTACTGCCTTTCCAGCTTTTGTTGCCAGCTTAGCTAAAGCATCTTCATCAACTGCATTTCCCATCTGTTTAGCCACACTCATTGCAACGTGTGCAGCCTTCGCTTCATCCGGAGTCAATTTATCAATAACATTTACGCCATTTATAGATATTGGTATATGACCTCTTAATTCAGCAGTCAAATTGAGTGTTTTTGTTCCAACTCCTGAATAAAATTGTTGTTTATCAATTATTCCGGCATCCAGAGCTGTTTTCAAGATTCTATATTGATCTTCGCCTCCTCTACCCGATACCAAAAACTTTTGCATATAGTCATCTGCTGCTTTTGCATCTCCGCCCAGTGCGAGTTTTCCAAGTTCTTTTAGGGATTGTGTAGCACCAGTTGCTGTGCGTGTTACGGCTTGTGATGCTACATCTGCTGCATTTGATGTTGATTTGGATGCTGCTCCATTCAATATTCCGCTGTTTTTTACTCTACGTGACATCCAATCTAACCATTTATCAGTATGAGACTCTCTAGCATCAAACCAATCACTAAATGAATCTATTTGTCCTGCTTTTTCACCTACAAGTTTTTTTACTATGGCGTTGACTGCATTTTCATCATATCCTTTGGTTTTGAGAAATGATTTGAGAACTTCTATACCATCATTGTTGTCAACAGTTTCTGCAAAATTCTTGAGCTGATCAGCAAAATCATTTGGTTTTAATTTCATCAAATCAATATCAGCAATTGTATTTGATGCGCCTATTTTCATTGCACTTGCTGCATCTGCAGCTACATTTAATAAATTTTTAGGTAATCCACCTGCGCCATTAATAACAACGCTAATGTCATCGTTGGCCGTTAATCTAAGATATTGTTTTATTCCTGACAAGTCTGCACTAAAATTTTGTGATTCTGCTTCTTCTTTAAAAGCGTCATACAATTTTTTATTTGTACTGATAATATCAAATAACTTTGTATTACCACCCGGAAGCTTGCTAACCATTAATTTTGATATATCAACTTCAGATACTTCGACATTTCCACTGATAACGTTTTTATCTGATATAGCAGTCGCCGCATCTCCTGTAAAGTAAGATTTAGCACCGTCAATAAATCCCCCGCCTTTGAAGTAACTAAATAATCCTTTTGTAAGTGATCCACCAACTAAAGATAAACCTGTGACTACTAATGACTTCTTAAATGCTTCTCCCCAAGTTTCTTTTTTGAGATAATGACCAGCGACTGTTCTTATTAATAAACCAACGAAAACGCCGATTGCCAATGATGTGCCTACAGTAGCACCCGCGAATGATACCGATAACATTTTTGTGATGTTAATTAACAAACCGATTATTGTATTGGTCCATTTTGGATTCAACTTTGTAAAATCTTGTAATTTGCTCAACATTGATGTTCCAGAAGAATCAGTCTCATATGTTATGGTACCATCAGCTGCTCTTTTCGCAATCTTCATACTTGGGCCCAATTTGGCCATTATCATTTGCCAAGCTGATCCTTGTTTTTTAGCGTCTAAAATATCTGATTTTAATGTAGACGACCACTTTACAAATCTATTGAGTGCATTTACCACAATTGATTGAAATAAAGTTATTGCAATCTGGCCAGCTTTACCACCCAATTCTTTTGTTTTTAATGCGGCCTTTTGAATGATGCTTGGCTCGGCTCCAATATTTTTTGGTAACGATATGTCTTTTAGTCTTGCATCAGAACCAACATTATCTAGATATTGTTTATTATCTGTATGGAATTTATTGATTAGAGATAATATCTTTTTTGAAGTATCCGCTGTTGATACTGGATCGGTGGCGGCTTCTACTAACAGTGATGTGTCTGAAATTTGTTGATTGTGTTTGTATATTTCTCTTAATGTTTTGCGGGTACCAACACTTAGTTTAAATTCTGCTAAATGTAGAGTGTTATTTTCTATACATCCGTGTAGAATAGATAATTCATTTAACATTCGATTGAATGTAAATTCGGATTTTTTAAAATTATCAATCTCTCGTTTAGATAAATTCAGATTTAACCATTGATTTTCCCCCAATAAAGATATCATATTTAATAAATATATAGATGTAAATAAATGTTGATTAAAATAAAGTTGACATAGTTGTTATTTGTATGTATTATCAGATTATGTTCTGAGACTGGTAATCTTAGAACTCGTAAATATATTACCACGTTTAAATATTAAAGTATAAATTAGTATGACAGTTAAAAGTGACAGTGTTATAGATAGCAATATTAAGTACGTAATTCTACGTGATGGCAGACGAGTTTCAGATTTGGAATATGTTTCCAAAGTCGAAGCTAAAACTGAATATGAACATTGGTCATCAATCCTTAATCGGTGGCCTGATGGATCTAAAATTGAAATTGTAGAAGTGAAAGGTAAATAATGAGTGGTAATATATTTGGCTTAAAACAGAAGATTAACGCAGCTAGCACAGAAAAAGAAGTATTAGATTTATTACAGTTGAGCAAAACATTTGTAGATGCGTCTCCAGAAACAATTCGTTCTTGGAAAAATTCATCCACAAAAAAATTACATCAGTTAAATTCAACTAAACCAGCAATAGAAAATGTTGAAACTGACAACAATAAACCCGTAAAGAAGAAAAAGAAAAAGTAAGAGGTGGTTAAATTGATTGTGAAAAGACGTTACTTCGGTAACGTCTTTATTTTTTCTTATATACTTATATATGATGATAGATAAATACTCTTCATTAACTTTGCCATCTGATTATAGTCAGATGGAGGGTTTGATTAAAGTCAATAAAATTAAGTTGATGGAACAAATTGTTTCGTCTATATGTTACGCGGTGAAGAACAATTTGAATGCGATAGAGGTCTTTAATTTTAAAGATTCTGATTTCATAGTAGTATTAGTCCGTGATTCATTTGAAAGTAATTTAAATAGTATTTATAATTATTATATCTCATCTGAGACATATGAACATTGCGGACGTGTTTTAAATATTAAACAACAACTAAACCAAAAAAATGAACAAGAAAAAAGACACAAGTCCAAAGGTTCACCAAAACGAAAAAATTAAAGAATCAGTTAGAATAGATGAACGACAACTTACATCTAAACAGATTGAATTATTAAATTTATTACAAAATAAAACAACCAAACTAGTCTTTATTTCTGGGCCAGCTGGAACTGCCAAAACATATACGTCAATATTAGCAGGTTTAACCTTATTGAATCATAAAAGGGTGAGTGAAATTATATATGTTAGAAGTATAGTTGAAAGCAGCGATAGTAAATTAGGATTTTTGCCTGGTGAAATGGATGAAAAAATGAGTCCATATATCCAACCATTGATAGACAAATTAGAAGAATTGTTGCCAAAACACGATATTGATAAATTGAAAAAAGAGGAACGTATTCACGGATTCCCAATCAATTTTTTACGTGGTTTAAGTTGGAATGCTAAATGTATCGTAGCAGATGAAGCTCAGAATATGAGTAAAAAAGAACTAATAACATTGATCACACGTGTGGGTGAATTCAGTAAGTTATTTATCTGTGGCGATCCAGATCAAAGTGATATCAACGGTAAAAGTGGATTTGTGCCAATGATGAATGTTTTCGACGATGAAGAAAGTAGAAATAATGGAATTTATGTATTCAAATTTGATGAAGACGACATTGTTCGGAGTGGTTTAGTAAAATTTATATTAAAAAAACTAAAAAACGTTAGTTGATTAATAATTATTAATATAATATGGCGATAGTATCCAATCAAGGTAGGACCGTTCCCGAATTACCAACATTAACATCTGGTAATATTGGCGACAATGATTATTTAATCATACAAAGTGTGAGTAGCAACTCAACTAAAAAATCTACTGTCAATAGTTTTGTACAAAAGACCGGCGATCTTTTAACGTCGTTTGATAGTTTAAATTTTACAGGTCCAAATAACAGATACATAGGTTCATTCAGAAGTTTTGAAGGTGATAACTATTCCGTCATAAGTCAAAATGTACCAAATGTATTTAAAAGAGCCATAGTAAGCGATTATCTTACTATTGGATATAATCCATCCGCGCCAACCTTTTTGGGAATCTATGCAAAGACAATAGATGTTAATCAAGCAACTGGCGGTGGTGGTAATATTACGTTTACTGGAAATTCTATAAATAGTCAAATAACAATGCTTGACTATTCAAATGGATTGGTTCTTGAAAATACACCTTTTAAACTTGAACAAATTACAGCTAGTGCGGGTATAACAGGCAGTTTAAAAGGACGTTTATTAGGCAATGTAACGATTGGCACAGGTAAAAGTTCATTTAACAATGTAGACGTAAATAATAATTTATATGCTGTAAATGCCGAGGTAAACAACGTTACTATAAGTTCTGGTGTAATTGAAAACGTTACTATTAACAATTCTACAATTGGAACAATTTTACCGAGGATTATATCAGGGTCAAAGATATATTCCGTAAATGGATTTTCAGGAGTATTTTCTGGCAGTGGTAATATTTCAATGACGGGTAGTTTAAAAGGCAAATTAAGAGGCAATGTAACATCTACAACAGGCACAAGTGATTTTAACAATATATCAGCTGCTAGTATATATTCTAGTGTGTATATTGAATCCCCATTATTTGTAGGCACATCCAGTTATTCTTACAACGGATTGGGTGAGTTATCATCTTTATCAAGTAGCTATGCACAAACTTCAAGTATGTGTATGTCAACCACAGCAGATTCAGCTTCATATTTGAATTGGTCTAATTTAAGATCAAACGGCACAGCTAGTTATTCATATAATGGCAATTTAAAATATTCTTCTTTTTCAAGTAGTTACGCACGTACTTCAAGTAAAGCTATAAGTGGTAGTTATTCTACTAGAACCACTAGCGCTTCATACGCATTGCGAGCTTCAACGGTTCTTGGAACAGTTGATAATGCTTTATACGCCATAGCAGCTGATTCATCAACTACTTCATTAACATCCTCTTATTTATTAAAAGGATCTTTAAATAGTTCAAGTGCTGTACCATATTTTTTCGGTAATAGATTAACAACATCCCCACTATTTTATAAAAATGAGTCTGGACAAATTAATTTTTATATATCAGCTTCCGCTAAATATGCACAATCTAATTTGACAGTGGTCAATAGAGGATCTGGTATATATAGTTCAGCTGCGTTTGTATTACAAAATAAAAACAGATCAACCGGTTATCCAAACCAAGATCAATGGTTTATATCATCTGTTACTAGTGGTAGTTTGACATTGAGTATTACCACAGGATCCTATCATCTTAAAAATAGTACCATTACAACAAGAATATCGGATACACCTTTATCGGGTGGTATATCAGGTGGCGGAAGTTGGAATGGTGTATCTGGCACAGCAGGTGTAATGGTTGCACTTAAACAAGTACGCAATGGTTTTTACTTCTGGCCATATATCCAGTCAGATTCAGCTGCGAGAGATGGTTCAGTTGGTATAGGCGTACAACCTCCAGCAGAGCCAACTGGTTCTATAGACAAGTATTTACGTGCTAAGTTGCAAATTAGAATGTTTAGTGGTAGTAATCAAGCAGCGAACGTTGCTGGATCAGTATTAGCTGGTAAATTTGTTGGCGGAGCACCAGTTGGTGTAGAAAATAAACAAACCGCAATATTGGTACAATATGGATCAAGTAGTTTTGCAAATACATTTTATGTATCCAGTAGCGGTGATATGCGTGCGTATGGATCTATCAGTGGTAGCAAGATGTATTCATATGGAAGTATCAAAGTTGATAATGGTTCGTATATTTCCAAAACAGATAGTGCTATTATAACTGGATCTTTTAAAGGCAATTATCAAAAAGATTATACAACTGTAAGTGCTACTATTGCAGCTGCAACAACTAATTTGAGTTTTGATGATTATGATATGATTTATCTAACGGCTACAGCCGCTCAAACATTTAATGTAAATCTCACACAGAAGAAAGTGTGTTATTTATATTTCTATAATAATAGTGGCGGTACATCATTTATCTGGCAAACCGGTACTACCAATTCTTTAAAGTGGCCAAGTGGTGCAGCGTCAAATCCATCAAATGGATCCAGAGATCTATATTCCATCATATTGATGGGCAGTGAAATTCTTATAAATAAGATCGCAGCTTCTTACTCTTAATACTTTATATTTATAAAATATGTCAACGCCGTGTAACAGTTTAAATGTTCAATTAATAAAAGTCAGTGATCTTGCGAGCTATAATAATATAAAAGCCGCAGACCAATTGATGCTTATTGAAAATACAGGTGGTTCAAAATATTCTAGAAAATCCACTTTATCAGATTTAAAAGATTATGTTAATTCAGATGGTATATCTGGTTATACAACGTCTTTATTTAACACCACAACAGACTTGAATAATATTTATACATATTCGTTGGGAAATGTATTTTCTTTTTCGCATGGTTTTTCTTCAACACCATCTTTAGTAAGAGTAGTTTTACAATGCGCAGCTAATGATGGTAGATTTGTTATAAACCAAGAAGTTGATGTAACTTCATTTTTTAATAATGAAACAAAACCAATATGTAGTGTTGTTTCACGTTCAAGTAATATATTAGTAATAGTACCCACTTTCACTAGTATTACCACATATGATTACAATAGTAGTACTAGTGTAATATCGCAATATAACATCGATACGTCAAAGTGGTATATTAAAATTTACGCCTGGAAGTAATTATGTCAACTACCTGCAATTTAATACAACAAATAAAAGTTAGTGATCTTGTAAGATACAACACATTAACAGCTAAGGATTTAATTTTAACAATTGAATCTGGATCATCCAATAACTTGTACTCTCGAAAAAGTACATTTGGCGATATAGTTACATTTTTATCAGATGTTACGGGATCTTACACAGGAAGTTTTTCTGGATCCGCAAAAACATTAAAAGGTATTTTTACTGGTAGTTTTACAGGCAGTTTTAAAGGAAAACATTCAGGTAGTTTTAGTGGAAATTTTAATGGCCGTAATACAGGTAGTTTCACAGGCAGTTTTAAAGGATTAACTACAGGTAAATCCCAAACATCTGGATCGTTGAGTGGTAGTTTTAACGGTTACATATTAACTAAAAAAGCAAATGCTAGTGGTAGTTTTAGTGGAAGTTTGTATGGAACTATAATTAGTAAAAATTCAAAACTAACAGGTAGTTTCAGTGGAATTTCAAAAGGACAATTTTCAGGAAGTGTTTCAGCTAGTATAAAAGGTTACATCAGCGCTTCAAATCATTATAATGCCAATAGAAAAGTAGCATTTTATGGCACAGCTAGTTGTGCTAAAACCGCATCTTATTCTTTAAATTCAGGTGGAAATATAACAGGTACAGGTACTACAAATCAATTTTCATATTGGTCAGGAACAAGTGCATTGGGTTCTACTAATTATCTTGTAAGAAATAGTACTATTAATAATTTAGGTAGTATGGCAGCTGGCAGAGTAACTGCGAATAATCCTCTGCAATTTTCTACTGCTGGCGAACAAATTATTCAACATTCGGCATCTGGACAATCGGTCTCTGGATTAGGATTACAAACTTCTAATAATTATTTAAGAACAACTGCTAATTTTGCAATTTATTATTCAGGATCTCATATAAATACATCAGCGTTACCAGGCAAAGATGTAATTTGGCAGTCTGGTAAATCAGGATGGGGAATATTAGGCGCAAGACAAAGACTATTAAGTGTGGGTAACATAGTAAGTTCTGATAATGTAAATGCTCAATTACATTTACATTTAAGTGGATCCACTGGTTGGCCAACAGGTTACAACCCAAATACCAATGTATTTCTAATTACATCAGGTAGCAATCAAACAAAATTGTTACGTGTAAGTGGCAGTGGTCAATTGGACGTGAGAGGTGATATAGTTGCACTTTCAACATTCGCTTCGTCCGATATAAGACTCAAAGACAATATCAAAACTATAGAAAATGCTTTATCTAAAGTTAATCAAATACGTCCAATAGAATTTAATTGGAAGTCAAATGGAAAACAAGACTTTGGTGTTATTGCTCAACAAATTGAAGAATTGTATCCTGATTTAGTAACTGAAAATCTTGAAGGATATAAAGTTGTAAAATATAATCCACTTATCGCATTGTTATTAAAATCTATTCAAGAACTACACAAAGAAGTTCAAGAACTAAAAAATAAGATCGAATCTTAATATATATAGGATATATGCCTGTCAATATATTAAACAGATCTGGTCCATTGAGTTTCAAAAGTGAAACAAATAATAGCGAAAATCTTTCGATCAACAGTTTATTAAGCAACGTTTATAATCCAGGCTCAAATAATTTTTCTATATCGCAAAGTTATTACCAATTGCAAAATAGAATTGGCAATTCAAACTCTGATTCAAGTACGATTAATATTACAAAACCTTTAGGAGTTGGATTCATAAATAAAGACAATCGGCGACCAATAAAGTTTAGTGAATTTTATGGTGCTTCTTATATAAGTAGTTCTTTCAGTGTAGCTGCTTCTACTGGTGTCGCTACTGTTAAAATTTACTCGCCAAGTGTAGTACAAAATAATAACTTTTTGACTAATAATATACAAGACAAAGTTTATCAATACACACTATATTCTAAGTCAGATGTCGTTACACCTATTGTAGATTCTGGGTGGAATAAGATGTTTTCTTACGCTAAATCAGGTGATAACATTGAATCATTTTATAATTTAGTTAATACAAACGCATATAAATTGGTTTGTAAGGATTGTTTGTCAAATGCGTTTACATCTAGTATGTTTATAGGCACTTGTACAAGTACGGTTATTGATAATACAACCTATACATACACAATATCCGATGTAGATTTACCTACAGCAAGTTCTTTGTTGTTCCAGAAAATAAATAATGATAAAACTACCAATGGGTATACGAATACAAAGATAACAGATTTGTCTACCACATTGAATAACTTAAATAGTTTATTGCCGAATCCAAACATTACAACTTATAAATCGAGTGGACAACTTTTGCCAGTTATATCATATAAAGACAATTTAGGATATACTAGAACGTTGACCTTCGCTGGATTGATTTTACAAAAATCAACCACCCCTGATGGTCCACTTGGATATTTTTATACTGGATTGGTAACAGCTACTAGCTTAGGCGGAACAAATCCTACATACCAATACTCGTTTGAAAATACATCAACATTTGGTCAAATTACACTTTACATTTTAGGTGATCAAGATTCAACTACCTCAACGTGTACGGCACTACCAACACTAGTTGGTAATTTTCCAACCAATATTTCATTTACAGGCCCAAGATGTGGTTACTTGGATTGCGGAGATGGTTATACTCAACCAGTTTGTAATCCAACTACAACTACACAAATAAAACACAGTGGTAGTTTCATAATGACAAATAATAACAATGCGGAGTTATTAGCTACTATCAGTCCTACTTGGACTAACTTAGATGGAACTGCTTTAAATTCGTTAATTAGTACCGTTGATTTTACTCCAACTGGGATGTTTTCTATTTCAGCTAACAGTACACGTAAAATTAACATTGGTTTTGGGATTTCTAATTATCAAAATACACTTCAGCCAAAAACCTTTACTGCTAAAGGTTCGGTTAGTCTAACCTTACCACCAGGATATTCACCGCAATCACAGAATTGTGAAATTATAGCTAGTTTTGATAAAAATTCATGCGTTATTTCTCCGGTAACACCCACTGTAGTTACGCCTGTAACAAGTAATTTAGGATGTGTAAATTACAATTCCAATATGTTGGAAAGTTGGACGCAGATAAAATCTGGTACCGTGGTAATAATTGCCTATAAAACTGGTACATCGGCTGATAAAACTTTTGCGAAGGCGGTTGTCAATGCTTTACCAAATACAGAATGTACATTACCTACAACTATATCCCAAGATGGATATACCATTAATATTTCTTGGACAGTAGATCCAGCTGGCGATCAGTCATATGATTGTACATCTGGACAATTTTCAGGCACTTATACAGTTGTAACAAGCAATGCTATATTAGGAAATGCAAAGTTTTATATCTTATTTTTGAGAAGAAATAATAATAATCCAAATGCTGAAAATTACATCAATTTATGCCAAACAGGCGGAGTTTCGTCTGTTGGATAAAAAATATTGACATTTTTCAGAAGTTCGTTTATATATATTTTTAGATAGTACGTGTGTATTATCTACTATAGTGCTCGAGTGAGGCTATTAGGTTAATAAGTTCAATTGAATTATTAAAAGAAAGGTAAATATATGTCAGTAATTAAATATAGTCCGTTTGCATTACGTCACGTTGATCGTGATGAGTTTTTAACGCCATTTGACCGTGTATTCGATGAAGTATTCGCGGCACATTTCCCAGAATTAAATAAAGAATTGGGAGTTGGTTTCTTTGAAAAACAAAGTTATCCACGTGTAGACGTTGTTGATTACAATGATCGAGTGGAAATTCTAGCAGAGATTCCTGGTCTCTCTAAAGAAGATGTTTCAGTTGATGTACAAGAAAATGTTCTTACTATTAGTGGTCAAAAGATTAAAAAGATTGATGATAGGGAATTTACAGGAAAGTATATTCGTAGAGAATTAAAACATAGCAATTTCAAACGAAGTTTTACATTAGGTGATCAAATTGATCGCAGAAATCCATCCGCAAAATTTGAAAATGGGTTGTTAAAGGTTACATTGTCAAAGATCAAACCTACAATTCCAGAAACCAAAAAAATAAAGATTGAGTAATATTCATATTCAATCAAGGTTATATTAAACCCCGTTCATTTAATTGGATGGGGTTTTTATTTTGTAGATATTTATAGATATGATACAGTTTAAACATTTGGTAATATTCACATCACTTTTAATCGCTGGATGTGCTGCTTATTTTAGCGTATATGGTATAGGATTATTATTTTCAGGCGCAACGATTGCTGTTATGATAATGGCATCCTCTTTAGAACTGGGTAAATTGGTAACAACATCTTGGTTATTTAGATATTGGAACTATGCTAATATTCTAATGAAAATTTATATGATAACTGCAGTATTCGCATTGATGGCTATAACATCATTGGGTATATTTGGGTTTTTAACGGCGGCTTTTCAAAAATCATCTTTGGAAACTGAATTGTCATTGAATAAAATTTCAACATTAGAATCTCAAAAAAAAGAAGAGATTGGTAAAATTGAGTCTACAAAAAAATCTATAGAAAAATTGTATACGTTAAGAAGTAGTCAAGAAAATAGATTAAATGAAGTGCTTACAAATGTACTAATTGCTCGTAATCCAATTCAATTACAAAATATTCAAAATCAAATCAACGATCAAATTACAGATCTCAATAAACAGTTAGAAAACGAAAATGATAAAATCAAAACCTATAGTGCTAAATCAACAGCTGTGGATGATGATATTTTCAAGTTAAAGGTAGATAACAGTCAGAAGAAAGATATTATAACGTTTAAATTTGTTGCTGATCAATTTGATACAACGATCCAAAACGTAGTAAAGTGGTTTATTGTAGTACTTATTACGGTATTTGATCCACTTGCTGTTGTATTATTATTGGCATATAATATAAGCACAAATAAAGTTTATTCAGAAAATGACAAAAATTATGAATTATACAAAAAACAAGAAAAACCCACAGATGAGTCCGCCGACAAACCAACACATTCAACAGTTGAGCGCATAGTTGAAAAGCCTGTTGAGGTTGAAAAAATAGTTGAACGTATAGTGGAAAAGCCTGTTGAGGTTGAAAAAATAGTTGAACGTATAGTGGAAAAGCCTGTTGAGGTTGAAAAAATAGTTGAGCGAAAAGGTAAAACAGGATTAAGAGGTATGTTTAGTTTTTAATATTAAAATAATTTTTTTATCAATTTGTCACGGTTACATATATATGTAATTATACGCATGGATGAAACTGAACTTAAAGAATTGTATAGGCTGATCAAAAGATCATACGACGAATCGTGTTGGAAAACATTGAATGACGCTTTAGACTATATATCGGAATTTGTGGAAGTGGACGACGAACTACCTACAGACAATGATTGAAATTTTGTTATTAATATTACTGTTTATATCAGTAGCAGTTAATGTGTTTTTATTAATCACATCGAAAAAGTTATTTAACCAGATTGACATTTTGGAAGACTGGATAATAAACTTTAAAAAATCGGTAGAAAATACTTATAATAAATTGAAAGCTATTGATAACCGTGGTATCTTTGAAAAAGATGACGACGTTGGTTTTCTCTTTTCCGATTTAAAACAAACAATGGAAACTTTGAATAAAAAAGTAAAAGAAGAAGAAACCGATAACGTTTGATATTATTACTTGAATGAAACAAACAAAAAAAAGTAAAGTTGTAAATAAAAAAACGACTAAAGTAGTAGCAGATAAAAAACGTAAAATTACTTCTATGGTAAATAGTGTTAACAAAAAAATCAAAAAACCAACCAAAATAACATCTTTTAAAAAAGTAGTTACACACCAACCGCCTAAAAAAAATAATAAAGTAAAATTAGATATTACATACGAATCTAAAAACTTATCTGAAATTAATGTTCCAAGAAATATTACCAGTAAAGATATAATAGTAATTAATGATCTAAACGCTATTAATAAAGAAGTAGAAGAATTAACAGATGTTAGAAAAAAACGACGTGGTAGAAACAAAAAAGAAAAGATTTATTTTTCTAAAAAGACTGAGGAAGCAATTATTGAGTATAATTTAGCAACAGATATGGTAATAAGAAACGAAATATATGAAAATCGTATAAAGTATAGTTTTGATAAATTAGTTGAAAACATATTCAATACATTCAAATTTACTTATTTTGATAATAGTCCATTAGAAATTCAAAAAGAAACTGTAACGCATTTAGTTTCTAATATGCATAAATTTGAAGCGGGTAAAGGCAAAGCTTTTAGTTATTTCAGTATTGTTGCTAAAAACTATTTGATATTTCATAATAATAACAATTATAAACGATTCAATCAACATGTAGACATCAGTGACACGCCAGGTGACGACTGCGTTTGTTTGCAAACAGAAGATGCACATCATAAGACTATTCAAACACAAGAGTTTATGAAATTGTTAATTAACTATTGGGAAAAAAATCTAACAAAGATATTTACCAAACAAAAAGATCTTAATATAGCATATGCAGTAATCGAATTATTTCGTAGTAGTGATAGAATAGAAAATTTTAATAAAAAAACACTGTACTTATATATAAGAGAATTAAGTAATTGCAAAACACAACAAATTACTAAAATCATTAATAAGATGAAATCATATCAAAATGTAGTTATGAAAAATTACGCAGACAGCGGTAAAGTATAACACAAAACAAAACAAATAAACCACTCCAAATGGAGTGGTTTTTCTATTTATAGATATATGGACTTAAATTTTGAAATTTACAAAGGAAAGAATTTTTCGGGTCTTTGTAAGGATATAGTGAAAAATTCAGAGAATAAAAAAGATCAAATCGATATATTAATATCGGAGTTACGGAGTTTGATCAAAACCATCAATGATGCTACCATCATAGTTCCTATGATTAAAGATTACTATGATGTAGGAATTAAAAACGATGAACAGTTAGTTAAGTTAGCGTCTGTTGTACAACGTTTGGTGGCTAAAGGTGAAGCTAGCGGCGAAGGTTCTTCTATGATATTAAGTGAAGACGAACGTAAACAATTGATGGAGGAAGTTATAACAATCAGTAAAGGCGAATAATATGGTAAGCACAGACGTATCCAAATCAAATAAATCACCACAGTTAAATGATCAACAAATAAAAGATTTGGTTGATATTCGCTCACCCATACAACTTGCTGTCGTAGTCGATATAATTTTTGACGAAACTCATATAAAATTACAAGATGCGTATAAACAAAAAATAAATCCGCAAACGGTTCCGCTTAATTATAAGAATGAACCAGCAAATGAAAACGATGTGGATTTTTCTTATATTGGACGTGCTAAAGTAAGAATATTATCACAAGAAAAAAAATCATCGGTTGAAAAATTACCTTGGGCTATACCACTTGAACAAACTATAACACAATATCCACTGGTTAATGAATTGGTATTGGTGCAAAAGGTTGGAAACAATTATTATTATAGTAAACCATTAAACAAATTCAACTTCCCCAATAATATTGATTATACAGTTGAAACAGTATATAGCGAAGATGGAACGCCGGCTGTCCCTTTTTATTTTGATGGTAATAGAGCCACTTATACATCCGCTCCAATTTATTCGAAGTATAATAATATAGGATATGTAGGACAATATTTCATTTCAAATCCATTTATACGATTGGTCAAGAAAAATGAAGGGGATACTATAATAGAAAGTAGATTTGGTCAGTCAATTAGATTTAGTGCATATGATGATAATAGACAAAATGATAAAGGTGTATATTCATCTTACGATTTGAATGGTAATTTATTGAAAGACTCAATCGGCGGTGGATATGGTAATCCTAAACTTACTATTAGAAATAGACAACGAAATATTGCTTTGGATGAACCACAACAATTACATCCTAAGTTGCCACCTATTCGTAAAATTACACCGGTTGAAAAGAATTTTGGCGGACAAATACCAGAAGATATTAACAACGACGGGTCCACTATTCAGCTAACAAGTGGCAAAACATCAAGTGAATGGAAAACTACAGTTTATAAAAGTATATTTGGTATAACGTCAAATGGAGAGTCAACAGAAGAACAAATAAGATTCAATCCAAAAGGTTCGACATCATTTAAGTTTCCAACTTTAAACAGCGATCAAATTGTAATAAATACAGATAGATTGGTACTAAGTAGTAGATTCGCAGAAACATTACATTTTAGTAAAAAACGGTATGCCATAACTACTGATAGTGAATATACAGTGGATGCTAATGATAATGTAGTTATAACTACAAATAATACCGCTTGTATTAATGCGCCACAAATATTTTTGGGACAATATGGAGAAACAAATGAACCAGCATTGTTAGGTCAAACAACTGTAGATTGGATGTATGATCTTTGTAATTGGTTATTGGACCACGTTCATTGGTCTCATCATGTGCATCCACATCCACATACACATCCTAGATCAGGAAATGCAACTCCAGAGAATACAAGAGATGCTAATCCAGATCAAACACAAATACCAGTACAACAAATTAAACTACAATTATTAAGAGATAATTTACACAAGACACTAAGTAGACGTGTATTTGTTACCGGAGGCGGATATGCGCCTGGTAGCAATGGAGTTAAACCAGCTGGTAGTGGCGGAGAGTGTAAAGATCCAATAAAAATTAATACTGTTACAGGTGCTGGAGTTGTGGGGGATTTCAAAGGTAGAAATCGTCGAGAAGGGCCAGTACAAGTCGAATTTGAATTTCAGAATTAAATACCATGAGCAATTATTATGTATCTTATAAACAAGTAGTGTCTTGGAATGGCACGGTATTTAATGCTAATCAATATAGAAAAGCAATAAATGCTTTTTATTCTAAAATTGATTTAGTTAATCCAAATTTAAAAACTGATCAATCAGCTTCATCTGTATTTGATGTACCCATAAGAAATCTATCACCTGATGCATCTTTTCCAAGTGAATGGAGTTTTGATTTAAATGGAAACTTTTCAACAACAGTCCGAGATGAAGTATCTGGTCTTTTTAGAGCATTTTTAGTTTTGAGCGGAGATGTTAAAGTTCCAAGAATAACGTCAACTGGTAAAACTTTACGAGTAATTATAGCTGCTGCCAATAAAAGTTTAATTGCTATAGGTAAAACTCCTGAAGAAGCTTTTAATTATGCATTTAAAGAAGCAAGAGAATCTCTTTTACGAACACTAGCAGATCAAATTAATGTGTCGGGTAGGGGAATTAAAGTAGAAATACAAGATCCATTTACCGATCCAGATCCAGCGTTGCCTGGTCCGCCTACACAAACGATATCAGGAGTTGCCAATAAAGCTCCTTTGGTAGACAATCCTAACATAAAACTCCCCACCCAAGAAGCAAAGGGGTTAGACGCGAATGTAGCGCAACAAGCAGCTTCAAAAACCCAGGGCGCTACAAGTAATACTACGTCTGAAGTTCAAGGTGCCGCCGATAAAGCACAAAGCGCATTTGGTAAACCGGATGGATTGGGTAAGGATTGGTCGCCTGATAAGTTTAGTCCTGAATCTATAGCTGGAAATGAAAAAATTGTAAATGCTAAAACAGGTATAATTGAATCCACGTCCAAATTAGCTAAAGGGTTAAAAGGTGGATTGTTAGGTGGTGCTCTTGGTGCTGGAGTAGGGGCCTTAGCTGGAGGCGGTAAAGGAGCATTAATAGGCGGATTGAGTGGTACAGCACTTGGTGCCGGATTATCTGTTGGTGGTGTAACAGGAGCAGCATTAGCCGGTGGTGGATTAGGAGCCGGAATAGGTGGAATAGTTGGGGGTGGAAAAGGTGCTTTAATTGGAGCTGTATCAGGAGGAGCAGTTGGTGCAGCTGCTGCTAAATTAGCAAGTGTTAAAAAAGGAATGCCTAAACCAAATATACCAAAACCACCCAGTACACCCCGTATCAAGACTATCAAGATACCCAGACCATCTGATACAAAAGGCGCACAAGCATTATTAAATTTACCTAAATCTCGTTTGGGTTAATAATTATATATAATAATATGAAAATAGATATATTAAAAGAATTCATTAAGAAAACAGTACAACAAGAGGTACGAAACGTAGTACAATCTGAACTTAAACTTCAATTGGCAGAAATATTCTCTAAAGAAGTTATTCAATCCAAGAAAAAATCATCTGATTCTGATTTAGAACAACAAATTCTAAAAGAATTGGATGTGATGAATGAATCTGCGGTTGTTGAGGAACCAGTTAAACCCACGAAAAAGTTTGTAAAGTATACCAGTAACCCAATGTTGAATGATATTTTAAACCAAACCACCGGTGGTGTGCCACAAGAAGGCAGTATGGTTAGTATGATGGGTGGATATGGAAACAGTACACAAGAAGTTATTACAGAAACCAAAGTGCCTGAAAATGCTCCTGCTCCTGTAAAAGGCGTTTATTCAGCGATAAACAGAGATTATCGTGCTTTACTAAAAGCAGTGGATAGTAAAAAGTCTAAGGTTTAATTATGGCTAAAAAAGCACTAGGACTTAAAATACCGTTTAGATTGGGTCAAGATGGTTATTTTGAAACAAATACTGATACTATTTCACAAGTTTCTAGTAATATACGGAATCTTTTATTAACCAAACCTGGAGAACGTAGGTTTAATAATGCATTTGGTTCTTCATTATATAAAGTGTTGTTTGATCAAAATGAATTGGGTGAAATGTTGCCGATGTTAGTAAATCTTATTCAAAATGATGTAAATAGATTTATGAACGGTATAATAGTTGAAGACGTTAAAGTTCAATTATTGGAAAATGATGTTGTAAATAATAATTATAATAAAATATTTATAAAAGTAGCCTTTAGTTACAAAGAATTACAATCCACAACTGAAGTGATCATCACAAACAATAATATATAATGCAACAATTAATTAACAAAACCTTCAAGGCTAATACAAAAGACGTTTTGTATTTAAATCGTGATTTTACTTCTTTAAAACAACAACTAATTGATTTCACTAAACAGTATTATCCACAAAGTTATAAAGATTTTAGTGAAAGTTCACCAGGCCAAATCTTTATCGAACAAGCGTCTTTTGTGGGAGATGTATTGTCATATTACACTGATTATCAATTTAAAGAAAGTTTTATTCAATTCGCGGGTGAACGTAAAAATATTATAAACCAAGCTCAATTTTTGGGATATAAACCAAAGGTATCTTCGGTATCATCCACTAATGTAGAATTGTTTCAATTGTTGCCCGCGACACGTACTTCGGGCGTTAATGGCGAATATGTACCTGATGAACGATACTGTTTGATTTTAAAACCATATACACAACTATCTAGTGTATCAGGTGTGTCATTTATAGTCGAAGAAAGTGTAGATTTTAGTCAAGATACTTTATTTTCACCAAGACAAATAAGTGTTTACAATCGTGATAATACAGGAGCACCATTATTTTACCTGATAAAGAAATCCACACAATGTTATTCTGGTAGAATAACAACAAAAACATTTAGTGTTGGCGATCCACAATCATTTTTAAAAATAAAGTTAGATGAAACTAATGTGGTTAAAATAATAAGTGTGGTGGATTCTAATGGCAACAATTACTATGAAACACAGTATCTAGCACAAGATACAATTCCACTATTGATTGATAATGTACCTCTTACCAATCAAACGTTATCACCATATAGAAATGAAACTCCTAAGATTTTAAAGTATCTAAGAACCGAACGTAGATTTATTACAACGGTAGATCAGAATAATTTTACTTATATTCAATTTGGGGCGAATACAGAAAATTACGAAAATACAGTTATTATACCAAATCCAACTAATGTTGGTGTAGCTTTATCCAATTTAAAGAATCTAAATATATCTTTAGACGGTACAAATGTATTAAAGGCCAATTCATACGGTGTGTCTCCATCAAATACAACATTGACAGTTAATTATGTTGTTGGTGGTGGTTTAGATTCAAATGTAAATTCCGATGAAATAAATAAGATTGCTAGTACGGATTATTTAAATGACGTGACCAGTTTAACTGATAGCGAAGTGATTCTATTAAACAATTTTAAAAATTCATTGAGAGTAAATAATCCACTTTCATCAACTGGTGGTAATGACGCGGATACAAATGAGGAAATACGACAAAATGCTATATTAAACTTTTCCGCTCAAAATAGAATGGTTACTTCCGATGATATTCTACTAAGAGTATATTCATTGCCATCTTATTTAGGTAATATTTCAAAAGCATATGTTGAAAGCAATTCAAATAGACGAGTTCAATATAACCAATTAATAAAAGGCGTAATAACCGAAGACGGAAATGAAACATTAGATTTAAATCCATTAAATCCACTAGATAGAAGAAAGTTTTTGGAATCGAGTAATCCATTTACAAACAATCTTTATTTGTTAGGGTATGATGTTAATAAAAATTTGACAACATTGAATCCAGCTACGTTACAAAATTTAATAAGTTATCTAAATAATTTCAAAATACTCACGGACAAAATCAATATTATTGATGGTTATATTATCAATTTAGGATTCGATTTTAAAATTACAGTATTCACTGGCTTTAATAAACGAGATGTATTAAACAATTGTATTCAATCTGTAAAAAACTATTTGAATATTGATAATATTAGTTTTAACCAACCGATAAATCTCAGTCAACTCAATTTTGAAATAATGAAAAACGAAGGGGTCCAATCTGTAATTGAGTTGAAGATTAAGAATTTAACAATTGATGATGGTAATTATTCACCTATAGCATATAATGTAAGTATTGCTACACAAAATAATATTCTCTATCCATCAAAAGACCCATCAGTATTTGAAATTAAATATCCCGACAACGATATAAAAGGATTGGTAGTATAATATGCATATTTTCATTTATCCATCTCAAGACACTTATATTAACAATTCCAACAAATTCCAAAACAAAAATTTTGGAATAGACGAGGTGTTAGAAGTATATGCGTCGAACACAGGCAAAAAAACTGTGTACACAGATCCAAATTGGCACACTGCACCTCTTACCGCCTCTTCATATGGTAATAATGGATGGTTGTCATACACCACGTCTTCACTGTTCATTTATTCTGGTAGTAAGTGGTATGCTTTTAATCTTACATCTTCTGTAATACCAAATACATCATTTATTGCTAATTTTACAGGTAGATTATCTAATGTAACTACTAACCCAAAAAAACCACTTTATATTTCTGGATCGGCAAATTATGCATCCGGATCATTTTCAGGTAGTATGAATATAACTAGTTACTCATTCTTTACAGGAAGTTGGAGTACAGGTAGTTTTTCTGGCTCTGTGAGAGTTGGTAGTTTTTTTACAAAATTAAAAGTAAACAAACGGACATATACAACAAGTCCATTAACTTCGTCTTTGACAGGTACAGGAAGCTTTAAAAATTTAAGAGGGAAACTATTAGGAAAATCAAACACAGGCATACCGTGTAGCTCCAGTTTTTATTCGCCGGTAAGAGCTTTTAATTCAGGATCATTTACAGGAAGTTTTAGTGGTTCTAATTCTAAGTTGTATATAGAAACTTTAACTTCCAGTAAATTGTATTACACAGATGTCACAAATTTTGCCGGTTATTTCAAAGGTAAATATAGTGGGTCTTTTAAAGCTCCTTCGACAGCTATATACTTAAACTATCCAGAGTTTAGTAGAACATTAATTAAGTTTGACTTAAACACATTAAGTCAGTCTATTTCTACGAATGAAATTAGCAGTTCAAAGTTAAAATTTACACTCAATTTAAAAGCATGCGGTATGAGAAATCTTCCGCTAAATTACTCTATATATGCTTATCCAATAAGTCAAAGTTGGGAAAATGGAAACGGTAGATATGCAGACGATGGTTCTCAACTAGGAGCTACTTGGAACAATAGAAGTTACTCAGGTAGTAATTTATGGTATGGTAATAAAATAACAAATAGTTATCAACAAGTAAATTATCTATTAACATCTTCATATTCAAGTGCTAGTTTTCAAAATCAAGGCGGTACTTGGTATTATAAAGTTCCAACTTCTTATACAAACAAACCAAAATGGATTTGCAACTCCACTTCGTTTCCATCATTGGTCAACAACGGATTGATTTGTAGTCAGTCATTCAGTTATGGTAATCAAAGTGATATATCAATGGATATAACACAGATTGTCCGTTCTTGGCTATGTGGTTGTATTCCAAATCAGGGACTTATGTTATTGAGTTCATTTGAAATAAGTACGCCTCCTCTTCAACCAACCAATGGATTGTTACAGTTCTTCAGTAAAGATACCAATACTATTTATAGTCCATATATCGATGTCGGATGGAATGATACTGTATTTAGCACAGGCAGTTTAAAACCGGTGTCATCTTCTATACAAAATCTAATTACCTTGCAGTCATTAAACAGTGCATATAAAGCTGGTAGTGTTGCTAAAATATTTGTTTTTGCAAGAGATAAATATCCTTTAAAGACATTTAATAAATCATATCAACAACCCGCGATGGTCACTCCTAAGTATTTACCAACTTCTTCCTATTATATGGTAAAAGATGCTGAATCCGAAGAGGTTTTAATTAATTTTGACGATTATACTAAATTAAGTTGCGATGCTTCATATGGTAATTATTTTAAATTAAATACTAGCGGATTACCGCAAGAACGTTATTTAACAGTATTTATTAAGGTAGAGTACAAAGATGGAACAGTTGACATCGTTGATACTGGGAAAATATTTAAAATAACTCGTTAGTATGGCAAATATACCATTAGTATATAACGTATCATTAAGTGATATACAAACATTTAAAGACTTCGGTACATTTCAAAATAACTTTGATAATTTTGGAAATGACCAATTAGTTTACAATATATCACAATCATTTGATGGTAAATTTAATTATATTAAATTGCCAATTAAAAGTTTTTTATATAATGAAAACAAAATTGCCGATACATCGACAGTAGAATTCACTGAATTACAAACAACCGCTGTCGAAGAAAAGAGAAATTTGACAGATGTTATAATTCAATATAATAATCTGATCGAAGAAAATAGAATCTTAAATCAAACGGTAAATAGCTTGGTGGAAAAATATGAAAATAACGATGACAAACAAGTTATTGCGGCTATGAAAAACGAAATTATTGGTTTGCGAATCAAATTGGGACAAGGAACTGTACTTTCCGATTTTGGCGACGACTATCCATTTTTACCATTAACTTCTTAATATGCCTTACGACTATTTGACAATAAACGATAATGATTTGAATAAGGGTATTACAAGTGCATCTTATTTCAATGCCAATTTGCAGTCTTTGTACGAACAACAAGTTGTAAGTAATGATGTATTTTATGGAGAATCCGACGACGACTTGTTTGAATTTACTCTTTATAATAATAATCAACAACTTGTAAGTTTTAACAGAGTAATTCCATCCGTTACATATTCCATATTACAAGGAAGTTATAGAGATATAAATAATGAGTTGAGATCGTATCAATTCGCAAATCCATTTACAAATATTGTATCTCACAAAAATGATATTTTATTACACCCACAATTTGATTTAAATGCTAGTGGAGTTGGTCCAGGTTTGTATTACTTGTTGTATAATCCAGTTAGAAATATAGCCGGCAATCCGACAAATAAATTGGTTATAAAAGAGATATCTCCAAGTAGAACTGAAATACGGTTATCTTATGCATTTGACACAACTAAAAATGAATCATCTAGGTTAGATGCGGTTAAGATAAGATCATTTGCTGATAAAAAATATTTGTTATTGAGAATATATCAAGATTTAATTGATATTATTAAAAACAATCCAATCGAACAAGACTTTCTGTTAAATAAAAATAAGTATAATTATACAGATATTTGTTTGAAGTTAGGTCTAAAAAGTGAAGCTGAATTGCAGGAATTTATAACATCAACATACGTTGGATATAATTCTGTAATTAAATTAAATAGTGATACTGATACTACGATTTTACAGACAAGTAAATTTTCAGGTGTACAGGAACAAATTAACAATTTTATATACACATATAACAATGTAGAATTTACCAATCAAGAAATATTAGAGTCTTTCAGAATCATCACATTAAAAGTATCACAAGATAGAGTATTACAAAAAAGTTCTATAAATGATATCGATTTACAAAATATATTGGGATTATTTGAACAAACGATTTATACCGATTGGATATTGCCGAATGTAACTAATTTATTAGAAAATTATAGAACAAAATATTATGGTTATTATAAGAACGCATTGAATTTTGACAATGGAAATTTAATAAAAATTCTAGATCATACAAATTATTTAAATTCAATAGATGATACTTTTAACATACAAGTAAAATTAGATGCTCCATTACCTTTACAATATAATATAAAATCGACATGTTGGATATCAAACATATCAATTGCTCCAATTTATTTTAAAGTTAACTTATTTACTTCGAAGATATCAAGAAAAGTATTTTTAAACGATATAAATTTTGATGTTCAAGTTAATACGTCGCATCCATCTACAGAAAGATATCAAAGTAATGACGCGTTTACTCTGGACAAAGCAACAGTAAGATTAAAAGAAAAGTATAATGATTTGTATATAGATTATACAGATTTCAACAATTTTATTAATTATTCATCAGCTGAATTACGTACTAAAATTGCTAAGAATAAAATCAAAGATTATAATCAACTTGAGTCCGTTAAGAAATCGACTATTAATTCCGCAACAAATACAAGTGCGACAATTTCATCTTCTTATAGTCAGTTGGTTAATCAGAAGACATCTCAACAAATCACATTGCTGGATACATTTGATGAATACGAATCCTATTTGTTTTTTAATTCATCCAGTATAGACAACAAAATCGATGAGGCTATTACATATGATTCGGATAACTATAATAGTTTGGTATATCAACTTCCTGAATATGTAAAGGATGACTCCGATTCAGCGGATTACATAAAATTCACCGCAATGACCGGACATTTTTTTGATAATATATTAGTCTTTATCAAGAAGTTTCCTAAAACATATCCTATTTCTAACAATGATTCAAGTTACTATCCAAAGAATTATATAGATGAATTATTGAACAGTTTTAATTGGAACGTTGACATTGACAAATTTTCTCAAAGTGATTTAAATCAATTATATTTAAATAATCAAGAAATTTCAGGTTACAACTCCGCTTCTTATTTCGATTATACAAAATCAATTTTAAATCGATTTGCAAATAACATTTCATCTGTATATAAATCCAAGGGTACTATCAATTCATTTGAAATGATACGTACTATGTTTGGCATTCCATCTGGATTAATATCTACCAGAGAGTATGGAAGTGCTGACGCTTTTTCCAATCGTGATAATTACTTCGTATACGATGATATTATTTATATGACAGATTTCAAGGAAAATAATTTCTTGAATTTTCAACATACTAGTAGTGATTTTATTTATACCACTAGTAGCTACTACGCATCTGGATCCAATATTAATACATTCACCAGTAGCACCGAATACACATCAAAATTTAATGGTATATCTACAATTGAATTTTCTTTTAGATTTAAATCGACTAATTATAACTTCGACGACAAGATACAATTGATGTCGAAATATAGAAATAAAAAGTCTGATTGGAATTTATTTATAAAAAAATCAAAGCAAGTTAACAGTGGTCAATTAGTATTTGAAATACATCCATATGAATTGGGTAACACCACGTCTAGTTTGATATTAAATGAAATACCATTATTAAACGGCGGCATTTTCACTGCTATGTTAAAGCGTGAGCCTGTTCTTGGAGATTTCGATAAGTTGCGGGTTCGTTCAATTAAAACCACTAATGAAGATACTCCTTTTATTATAGAAGACGACGGTGATTTTGTGATAGAAGACGATGGCGATTATGTCACATTAGCATCTCAAAAAACAATATTAACAGCTTCTTATTTTATTAATTCGACAAATGAATTTATTCCATACATATACAGTCTATCCATTAATCAATATGATGGAAGCGTTAAGAATTTCTCATCAACAAAGCGTAAACTTATAAATTATAATACAAACAAGAAGTTTTCATCGGGTAGTTATTATATAGGTAATTATTCGTCTTCTGTTTCTTTTATAGGAAATTTGGATAAAATCAAAATTTTAAAAGAACCACTTAATAATGAATATTTCGATGAACATTCTTATAATTTAGATTCGATATCAATACCAAATAAAGAAAATGTTTATTCTAATTTGTTTTATTTATGGAGTTTCGACACGCCTGTAGATTTGTATTCATCTACATCGATTAGTACAACCGTACATAATCAAAATATTTATTATAATACGCAATTCTTTGCTTATAATTTTGGACAAACAGAAAAGTATTATAGCTATCCAACTTGTTCGAATGTAATGATTACTCAGTTCCCATATCAATTTGATAAAATCGATCTTAAACAAACTATAAACACCAATAACTTTGGACCAAATTTCAAAATTAATGGTAAAATAAACAAAATAACCGAAACAGCTTTGTCTAATTTAACGCCGTATGATTATTCGACGAGAATTCAAGACAGTTTAGGTGACGATTCTATCTTATCAGGATTTTTTATAAGTCCATATAACTATTTAAATCAAAAAATAGAGAATTTTATAGGTTTGGATGGTATAGCCGATATTATAGGTGAACCTCAAAATTTAAACAAACAAAATTATGATGGATTGACTAAATTACAACGTGAATTCGGCGAAATAAATGAAAAATATATATACCCACAAGAATTTTATAGTACATATAAATTCTACATTGATTTTTCTATATTTGATGTTGTAAAAAATTTAAAACCGTCTAGATCTAATTTATTGACAGGCCTTGTATTAGAACCAAGCTTGTTTGAACGTAAAAAGTTTAACTACAGAGATGTGGAATTTTTAACAAATAACGAATTTGACATATACTTTAATAACAAGACAACATTTACATCTTCTTTATTAAATACGGTTGATATTGCAAACTTCGCTATAGTAACTAGTTCTAACGTTAATAATATTACCAGAGATGAAAATACTTATAATTACTCTCGTCTAGAAATTAAAGACACAATCGACGACCGTGATTTTATTTATGCAAAGTATGGAAAATATGTATATATTGATTCAAATGGATATAATGTACGAGACACAGTTAATGTAGGCAAAAAAGATTATTATCAATCTGTTAATAATGATGGATTTTTAGTAACATTTACTTCTTCATTTGACGAAGTTCAAGTTATTGGTTCTGGGTCGGGATATTCTGTAGGTTCATCTGGCATCTCAGGTACATCCGGCATCTCAGGTACGTCCGGTACATCCGGTACATCCGGTACATCCGGCACATCCGGCACATCCGGCACGTCGGATTATATAGGATTTAATGTTCAAGTTACCGGAAGTAAGTACCTGAAAAACTACTATAAAGGCGTATTTAATACAGGATATTCTAATAGACATTTAAGTAAGTTTACATTTGTTGGAAGTCGAACCAAATATCAAGCGGTAAGTGGTTCTAAGACGCAACTTTTGAGTGGATTGAAGTTGAATACAAAAGGCGATATTGCATATTATACTTATATTAAAGGTAAAAATGATAAGAACAGTACTGTAAATAGAAAAGGCGTTACAAATGGAAGTTCGCCTGTTATTACCATACCAGGATTTTTAAGTTTGAATATCGAAACCAATAATGCTCCTTCATATGGTGATACAACTGGCTCAATTAGTAGTACTGACTCATTATTCATACAATTACCATTAACCGCTTCTTTACTAACCAGCGCGAGTTTGGAAAGATACATAATGAATTTATAATTCACATTTTTGAGTAAAAATTAAAACTTATCAATAATTATTATATATGGCATATTTAAATAACAACATTCTTACAGTGAATGCTGTATTGACTAAAAAAGGAAGAGAAATTCTTGCAAAAACGGGTGGGTTAAACATTACAGCGTTCGCTTTGGCTGACGATGAAATTGATTACACCCAGTTTAATCCAAATCATCCATTGGGTAGCGCGTATTACGATATAGCTATTCGTAACACTCCTATTATGGAACCGATTACCGATGAATCACAGTCAATGAAATATAAGTTAGTGACTTTGAATGACGGAATAACATCTGTACCAACTATAAGTGTAGCTCAAAGTGTAATTACTGTAGATAGAGATTACACGGGGGAAATTTTAATTAGTCCTAGTACAAACCCAACTTACAATGTTACGCTTGGATACACATCGATTTTGGCAAATAAAAATGTTGGGACATTGATTGTGACCGAAACAAATAGTTTGAATTCGACCAGTGCTACAGTTCCTACTTTTTCAGGAGATTTAACTTCACAAACTTCGCAAGTAGTAATTGGTAATAAATTCAGATTTGTACCAAACGCTGGTTTGTCTAAAACAACAACCACTAATATTACAATTATTGGCAATGAAAGTGGTGGTAATACATCCATTACAGTGACAGTTAAAGTTCCAACAACAACATAATTATGATATTTAGTACATTTAATAATGACGACATTGTAGTCGGTAGAATAAATCAAGTATCTTCCGGTTTATTTGGAACTGGTAGTTTATTTGTTAGTCAATCTACCTTTGTAACACAATCAGGTGTTACTGGTCAAGCTAATCAACTTACTGGTTCTAGTCCATATGATGTGAGAAATGGTCAATATTATCTTGATATTTACTCAGGCGGAGATTTATATTTTGATGTAGCATATGGCGATTATGCAAACAGTGGTAGTTCACGATTCGATGTGACCACTTATTCAACCCCCGTATTGACAAATGAAACGAAAGTTATCTATTCTCAATATAGAAATACCCTTTTACAACCAGGCGATACTTTATTCAGTTTTGCATCTGGAAGTGTAGATAATATAGTTGACAGTGCAGCTATTTATGTAATAAATTATGCAGCTGACAAATTTAAAGATCAAATAGACGCGGGGCAAATACAGATTTCTTTTAGTGGTTCAGTTGGTCCTAAGAAATTCACATTTATTGACGATTCACAGGTAGTGAATAAACAACAAACTTCATATAACTTAATTTCAGGTTCCATTGTAAACGGCATTGCTACGCCTTATTTGAAAAATGGATCGCCGGTTTATGCCGGTATAGGTTTGGTATATCCATCAAACGGCACCATCGTATTTAACGCAATAAATTTAGACAAACACGTTGGTATTACAGCAGGACAACAAATTTTAAATAGAGCTAATTATTCTAATAACGTAACTTCTACAAATCGAAGTGGATATTGGAAAGTATGGACAAGAGATTTTTATAATGCTCTTAGAAGATCCAAATCAACGATGGGAGTCAGAAAGTCTGAATTTGTACCGTCTACAAATTACTTTATCCGTGTAAAAAATAAAGAATTTAATTATAGCAACAATCCAACTTTTGTTTCCGATGGAACAGATGGTTTGACTAAAGGAACTATTATTTATCAAGATTTGATTAATAATCCAAGAACCTATATTACCTCGGTCGGTTTGTATAATGATAATAATGAACTATTGGCAATTGGTAAAATTAGTCAACCTACAATGAAATCTTTTGACAACGAATTATTGATTAAGGTGCGGATTGATTTCTAATATATAATAGTTTGTTTTTATTCTATTTATAATAGAATGATCAAATTTTTTAAAACACAAGACGTACTAGTAACCAGATTTACTGTTTCTAAGGAAAAGACGTTTAATAACGTTTTAAATAATCTTCTTTCTGGTATAGATGGTATCGACGATAGTATATTTCCTATACAATTGTCTTATATTGCGTGCGACAATAATAAATCAGGAAGTTGTGAAGAGATTTCATCAAATACTGCATATTTAGCAATTACACAATTTGAGGAATCCTCACAAATTGATTTTTCAGTGGGTAAATATGTAAATTCAAGTTCTGTTTTTTATCCATCATCAAGTGTTAATTGGAATCCAACGGTTAATCCTGTAAATGTTAATGGGACGTATAAAGGTCAAGTTTATAATACTGTAAATAAAATGTATTATAATAATTACAACAATAGTTACAATATATTTGGATTTGACGATTACGATCACCAACGTACTAAATTGGATTTGACTAATGATTTTTCGTTGTATAGATTATCAGTTCCACAAACTGGCGACGGCATTAAAAGAAATTCAGTTGTAATATACAATCAATCAGGAGACATCGTTTCTAACATATTAGATGATGGCAATCACAATTTGATATTAGGCGGAACTTATTTTATTAATAGTTACGAATTTACGACGGATAATGAAGATACTGTAGAAAACCAAGGTAGTTATGGTTTGGGTTATTATTTATTGAATACATAGTATGAGTTTAATTAACATATATAACGAACGATACGGATCCGCTGTTGCTACTAATGGCAGTATAATAGCAATAGGAAACCCACCAACTAAAAACTGGGATTATTCAGAGGGGTTTTCTCGCAAAGGTCAAATATTTTTAATTCGTAAAAATCAATTTCAATCAAATTATGAAGTAATTAAAACTTTAGTAAACGAAAATTTAAATTTGTTTACCCCATATTATACCGAACAAAGTAGTAGTATGGTAAATACAAGTTCTTTAATCGCTAATAGCGGTAGTTTACCAAACATAGATTCATCCTGCAGTTATTTAACAATTGAAGATCAAAGTAGATTTGTTTATCAAAGCAAATATGGAGAATCTTTAGATGTTAGTGATTATTTTCTCGCAGCGAGTGATATTTCACTAAGTCAAAGTCTTGATACTAGACATTTCTTCACACAAAATCAAGTAAATATATACGAAATAGACCCAAACTATATATATGAAAACGGACGTATAACAGATAAATCTAATGAGTTTACTAAAGAAACTACAAGTACTTATCAAATAAGCTCAACTCCAATTGCTTATTTAACATCATCCATAAATTCTCAATTTGGCAAATCTGTTAGTATTTCAAACAATTATTTAGCGGTCGGCGCGCCTGGCTATAATAATGGTAGAGGATGCGTTTATGTTTTTAAGAATGTAAATAATAACTACGATTTGGTACAAAAATTAAGTAGTAGTATTATTTTAGACCCATATCAATCGTCGTTTGGATTTAGTGTTTGTATAGACAAATATAGTGAAGATAAGTTGGTGGTTGGGTCTAACCAAGTATCAGCTAGCAAAGTATTTTTATTTACATCTGGATCCGGCGGTTGGCATCTATCTCAGAGATTCCAAAATATAACAGGATCTGAATATTTGAAATTGGAAGGTTTTGAATTTGATTTATATCCATCTGGAAGTTTGTCGGCCGCTCAGAAAAAAAATAGATTTGGTTATTCTGTATCTTTACATAAAAATGTTTTAACCGTGGGTTCGCCCAATGATCTTTTATACTATGAATATTCAGGATCTACGACACTGAGACAAAGAGGAGCGACTTATATTTATGAAAACGGACTGTGTCCAACAGGATCCAATCAGTATCTGTTTATTAAAAAACTTTACGGTGATGAAATAACTTTCAAAGATAATATGATGGGATATTCAGTTTCGACTCACAATAATAAAGTGTTAATTGGTTCGCCTAAACCATATTTCCCATTTAGTTCGCTTTATATTTCTAGTTCAGTTAAATATTACGATAAATTCTATGATGTAAATGATTATGGAGAATCAAGTTATTGCGGTCAGTGTTTATATTACAATGTTAGCAATTCCGTCGTAACACCGATTACCACAGATCCTATTGCCAAACGAAAAGAGTATAATAAACCATTTAGCGCATTTGGATATTCAGTAGCTTTATCAGAACCAAATTTGATAGTTGGATCCCCAATTCCACTAAATAACGATTTGTATTTAAGCATTCCATTGATAACCGAATCGGGTAGTTATAATGATCCAAGTTATATAAATACATCATCATTTAATCCTGAGAACTGTACTGAATCGGCTGATGTTGTATATTTTCAAATAGAAGATACGGTTTATGGTAGTGGTAGCATCAAAGCAAAAATTGCATTGCAGATGGAGTCTGATACATACACTGACATCGTTGGTAAAGCTTATATATACGATAGTTCTGACTTAAAGACAAATTATCCAGTTGGCAATATTTTTTATAACAATAATAGTTTGATTTTGAATAATACAGGTAGCGTATTGAATCTATTAACAAGAGATCCTGTCGATCCAAATCAACCATCTTTGTATATGGATTACAGAACACTCATAACATCTTATGAGAAACAATATATTTGCACAATAATACCTGGTGAATTTAATATATCCACTAATCCTACATCTACAACTTCATCTCTTATAAATTATTGTGTATTTAACAAAAGCACATTTAACTTTGAAAATTTGGACATCATTTTAAGATATATAAACTACAAGAATACTGTCCCAGGTTCTGAAAAGTGGTATTTGAATATGATATCCAATGATGTAGAACAGAATATCTTTGGGTTTTATACATCATCTTATTCAGACTACAATACAAATCTATTAACCCCAACTTTAAAAAATCTATTAGCCGAAAAGAATTTGGACATAGACAGTAATGGTAGAGTGGATGTTAACGATGGTAAAATGATGTGGAAGTATTTCATCGAAAAATTAAATTTCACTAACTATAAATCTTATTTGTCCACATTAAGTAATCGTAATAATTATGATGATATCATTAGATTCTTAGACAATCAAACAGGTAAATCAATTAAGAATTATGTCAAACAACCATTTTTCAATTATCAATATAGTTCATCAATTGATCCAACGGGATCTTATTTAGCGCCATATATAACCACCGTCGGATTATACAGTGGATGTGATCTGGTCGCAGTAGCTAAATTAGCACACCCAATTAAAAATACGGGTGAAATTCCAATAAATATTTCTGTTAAATGGGATACTTAATTATATTTATTATATAATAAAACAAATATATGGCAACATCACCAGACGCAAAAGTAATCGACCGTGAATCATTAAAGACCAGCTTGGAAGCTAGATTTCTAGCCAAACAAAAAGCTGGCGGTACGTTTAATGCATATAAAGCTACAAGATTTATACCAGGTGGTACTATGTTGGATGGATTACAAGGAGAAATGGGTTATTCACAAAAATCTCGCAAATATACAGTTAATCCAGGATTTCTTACATCAATCGACAATCAAGAAGTAAATTTTAATAAAGAAGCGTTGAATTACGTTGACACCTTGCCAGGATTTAATACGAAACGATATTTCCGTTGATATGTATTTTAAATGGTTATATTAGGTTTAGATTCATCTACATCAGTTACAGGGTGGGCATTTAGTAAAGACGGAAACGTCTTAGATGCTGGCTATATAGATACAAAAAAGTTTGAAACTACAAAAGAAAAAACTTACTTTGTTATATCCGAATTGGAAAAAAATCAGTTAATTAAAGATGTTACCGACATTAATTTAGAAGCTGCTCTTAGTGGTTTTGCCGGCGGATTTACATCACAACAAGTTATTATCACATTAGCCCGTCACAATGCAGTGTTTGCTTACATTATCGAAGAACACTTCAAAATCAAAGTAAATTTATTGTCTGTTAACACTATACGCAAACAGTTGTTTGGCAAGTGTAGAATTAAAGGGGTTAAATCAAAAGATTTTGTGAAAATAGAACTCGAAAAGATATTACCTGCTGTTACCAAATTTACTGTATTAAATAAAAAAGGCAATTGGGATGCACGAAATGGTGATATGTACGATGGAATAGTTTGTTCTTTATATAAAAAGTTGTAAATCGAAAAATCTGTGTTATAGTGTTTAAAATGACTGTGGTTGACACTTTATCAAGATTATTTAAACAAAAGGTTCGCGTCCAAAAGGGAGGTGAAGAAATTATTGTTTTTTGTCCCAACTGCAAACATCATAAACGGAAGTTAAATATAAACACCAAAACTGGGTTTTATCAATGTTGGGTCTGTAATTTTAGTGGGAAAAGTTTTTATAGTCTTCTTAAAAAAGTAAAAGCCTCTAAAGAATATTATGACATTTTGTGTAAAGATGCGCCAAAACGAAATGACTTTGTAGTAAAAGAAGAAAAAAAGATACTAAATTTACCCGATGAATTTAAACCTTTATGTAAATCAAATAGTGATATTGAATATAAACGTGCTTTAAGTTATTGTTTAAATCGAAACATAACTACACTTGATATAGTTAGATATAATATTGGATATTGTAATAGTGGTGCATTTATTAATAGGGTTATTATACCATCATATGACTCAGTGGGAAAACTTAACTTTTACTGCGGTAGATCATTTTGTGATGGTTATCTAAAATATAGATTATGTGATGGTAGCAAGGATATTATAGGATTTGAGTTATTTACAGATTTTAATCAACCGATTACATTGGTTGAAGGCGTATTTGATGCTATGTCCGTAAAATATAATGCGATACCCCTTTTTGGTAAAACTTTATCCAAAACACTCAGAATGAAGTTGATAGAAAATAAACCACCCAGAGTAAATGTACTGTTGGATAACGACGCGTTAACATCGAGTCTGAGAATTTGTGATTTTTTACTTGAGAATAATATAGAAACTTATTTGATTCGGCCTGATGGTAAGGATCCAAATGAATTAGGTCACGAAAAGACTTGGCAAACCATACACAGCGGTGTTAGAATGGATGAGAGTCTACTATATAAATTTAAATTAATGGTTAAACTATGATTGTATTAAAACGCACGGATAAAAAAATTAATTCAGTGATTCATATTGCTGATATTCATATTCGTTTAACAAAACGTCACGATGAGTATACTTTGGTATTTGAGAAGCTCTATAAAGCGTTGGACAAAGCAAAAACATTAGACGCTATTCTGGTAATTGCTGGAGATTTGTTTCACAATAAATCCGATCTAAGTCCTGAGTGTGTCAAACTAGGAAGTGATTTTCTAAAAAGTTGTGCTGATAGAGTTCCTGTAATTTTGACAGCTGGAAATCACGATGCTACTCTTGCTAATAAATCCAGATTAGATTGTATTACACCAATTGTTGATGCGTTAAATCATCCCAATTTATATTATCTAAAAAAGACAGATGTTTATCGTTACGAAAATATTTTGTTTAATAATCTCAGTGTTTTTGATTGGGATGCGCCTGAAAAATATATTAAATATACGGACATTCCAACTAAATATCGTGACGAAACAGATCACCACATCGCTTTGTTTCACGGACCAGTATATAATGCTGTAACCGACATTGGTTATACGGTTAATAATAGATCCGTTACAAATGAAACATTTAATGGACATCATATTGCTATGCTTGGTGATATTCATAAACATCAAATGTTACAAGAGTACAACGAAGATGAATCATTACCCGTTATTGTGTATGCTGGATCTATGATTCAACAAAATCACGGTGAAGACCTCAAAGGACACGGATTACTTATATGGAATCTAAATCATAAGACTTATAAGCATTATGAACTTGTAAATGAATATGGGTATTATACGGTTGAAGTAGATAAAGGCAAGTTAATTACCGATATTTCTGATATTCCTAAAAAAGTTACTCTTCGAATCATTTGTCGTGAATCTATTCCGTCACAGGTAAAAGAGGTTGTAAATGATCTCAAGTGTAAATCTACTCTCATTGAAACTACATATGTTAGAGCAGATGATGCGTTAAATGATATAAATTTAAATTCAGGTAAATCATTTGATATACATAATATTTTCGATGTTGATTATCAAAACAAGTTAATTGAAGATAATTTGATATCTAAAAACATTGATAAATCTGTAATTGAGATGGTAAAGGATCTCAATAAGACTATCAATAAAGAAGTACCCAAAGATAAAGCTCCCAAGAACATTCGGTGGAAACCAAAGAAATTTGAGTTTGATAATATGTTCAGTTACGGCGAAGGAAATGTAATTGATTTTGCTAAATTGAATGGTACTATTGGACTATTTGCACCAAATGCTAGTGGTAAATCGAGTATTATGGATGCATTGGCGTTTTGTATATTTGACAAATTCAGCAAAGGGTACAAAGCTGTTCACGTATTAAATACTCAGAAAATGAGTTTTCGTTGTAAGTTTAATTTTGAAGTAAACGGAATTGATTATTTCATCCAACGTGAAGGTAAGGCTGATAAAAAAGGAAATGTTAAAGTAGAAGTTAAATTCTATAAGATGGAGAATGGAAATGAATCTCCTTTGAACGGCGAAGCTCGGCGTAGTACTAATGACATCATTAGAGATTATGTTGGTACATATGAAGACTTTATTCTTACTGTACTGAGTATTCAAAACAGCAAAGTTGGATCATTTATCGACTTGGGTCAAACAGAACGCAAAGATCTTTTATGTCAGTTTATGGGATTGGATGTATTCGACCAACTTTATACAATTGCAAATGATAAGTTTAAGGAAACAAATATATTATTAAAGAATATTAGCAAAGATCAACTTATTCAGGAATTAGAAGTTGTATCTGGTAGTATAGATTATAATAATACTAAAATCACAGAGTATAATGAAGAAATAAAGAAACACGAATTGTTGAAAGAGTCCCATAACAATATGTTACTGGAACTGTCTAATAATATCACCAAAACAGTAAGTTTTGATTTTAATATTTCAGACTTGGAAAGTGATAAGATTAAGATTGAAAGTCAGATTGAACAGACTAATGTTAATGTCAAAAATCAAAAAGATAAATTGAAAGACATTGAAGTAAAGATTTCAGCATTATCTTTTTCACTATCAAACTGTGAAAACATTGATCAAGATTATGATAGTTACAAACAGGTCAAACAAAATTTTGATAATAAAACCAATGAATTGAATAATCTCAAGATCGTTGTAAAAAATAAAATGGACAAATTAAAAAAATTAGAGGATCATAAATACGATCCAAATTGTTCATATTGTGTTAATAACGTATTCGTAAAAGATGCAATTAAAGTTAAAGCTGAATTAGATAATGATAAGTCTAAAGCCAAAATTATTTTTGATGAATACAATGCATTAAAGTTGGCTTTGGATGGGTGTGGTGACGTGGAATCCAAATTCAAAGAATGTCAGAAGATAAATCTAGAAAAAGTAAATTTTGACAAAACTAGAAGTATAATTTCAAATACAATTCTTAAATTAGAAAATGATCTAATTAAAATTCAAGCTACGGTCAAAAGTGTAACTGATAATATTAATATTTTTTATACAAATAAAGATATTATTGAAAATAATAATACCACATTGAAAGAAATAGGGGTTCAAAAAGATATAATTAAAAACCTAGACACAAATATTAAGTCTATTAATTCAAAGTTGTTTTCATCTTCCACTGAAAAAGGAAGACTTGAATTGCAATATAAAAATGTAACCGATCAGTTACAAAAAGTAAAAGACCTTGAATCTAGTTATGAATCTTTTAAACATTACACAACTGTTGTTAGTCGTGACGGCATTCCATATGAAATCATAACTAAAACTCTACCGGAAATTGAAAAAGAAGTTAATAACATTCTTCAACAGTTGGTCGAATTTACAATTACACTCCAAACTGATGGTAAGAACATTATGACTAATATCGTATATGATGATCGTCAGTGGCCTCTTGAAATGGCTAGTGGTATGGAGAAGTTTGTGAGTGGTCTAGCCATTAGAGTCGCATTGATTAATATTAGCAATTTACCAAGACCAAATATCATTTGTATCGACGAAGGTTTCGGATGTGCTGACAGTGATCATTTGGGTCAAATGGGTGCGTTATTTAACTATTTAAAACATCAATTTGATTTTATTTGGGTAATCAGTCATTTGGATCAAATGCGTGATATGGTTGATAATCAAATAGAAATAAAAAAAGATAATGGGTTTAGTAAAGTAGTATATATTTAATATGTCATTATCAGATACAATTTATCTAGAAAAATTCGGAAATATAACTATTGAAATTTCGGAAGATGGATTATTTCAAACTATAAGTGATATCAATACTAATTGCGAATTCTTAATAACAATTAGAAGTTTAGATTCCAATCTCATATCACATTTATTGTACCATCATTGCACAGTCGGTTATGATTTGTGGACGTATGAACGTCGTTTATTTTTCATAAAAGATGTATTTAATAAAACTCATCCTGGTTTTTCCATAGAAATAACCGACGTAAATAATAATAATCTTTTGTTTAGTAAAAATTATCACGGATCTAAAAAGTTTAGATGTTTAGATTTAAAATCTAAAGATGGCGATGTTACATATCAACCATATCATACTTTTTTTAATGATGATTATTTTTTAGATAATTTCAAAATAAAAGATAACGATATTGTTTATGATTTAGGAGCTAACATAGGATCATTCTCAATTGCGTGCTCTAATTATAATGTTAAAAAAATATATGCATTTGAACCACATCCAGAGATTTTTGGATATTTGAATTATAACTTAGATAAGTATGGAAAAAATGTAACGACATTTAATAATGCAATCGATGGTACTTTTAAAAAAGTAAAATTTGGTACTACAGAATGGACGGTAGGATCCAAGATTAGTGATACAGGTACATTTGAAGTGGATGCTATTAATTTAGAAAAATTTGTAGCAAATAATAACTTGGAATTACCAACATATTTTAAAATTGATATTGAAGGAGCTGAATATACATTTTTTGAAAGTACGAGCAACGAATTTTTTAAAAATGTCCATAGTATATTTTTTGAATTTCATTACAACGATGGTATAAATGTTCCAAAGATAATTAATAGATTTAAAAATTTAGGATATAAATTGATTCACAAAGAAAATGCTTTGGATCATAATCTATCACATATGAATGCGATCTATCTCAACAAGTAAATTATGAAAAAAATATTGTTTATAGCGCCACATCTTTCCACTGGCGGATTGCCTCAGTTTTTGTTAAAAAAGATACAATCATTGATAAATGATTATGAAATATATTGTGTGGAATATGATGATATTACGGGAGGGGTTTTGGTTGTACAACGAAAACAACTTCAAAAAATATGCGGAGGAAGATTTTACACACTCTCGTCAAACAAGTTTGAATTATTTAAACTAATAGATGACATAAAGCCTGATATTATTCATCTTGAAGAAATGCCAGAGTATTTTATGGATGTTAATTTAGCGACTAAATTGTATAATAAAGATAGAGAATATCTGATCGTTGAAACATCACACGATAGCAGCTTTGATCCTAAGAAAAAAAGAGTTTTTCCAGATCAGTTTACTTTTGTAAGTAATTATCAAAAACAAAATCTTGAATCGTTAAATGTAAACACGGCGGTTATTGAGTATCCAATTGCAGTTAAACGTAGAAAAAATAGAACGGAGGGACTAAACTTTTTGGGATTGGATGAAACTAAAAAACATGTATTGCATGTCGGATTATTTACGCCACGGAAAAATCAAAAAGAATTTGTAGAATACGCTCGAGCAATGGAAAATGAAAACGTTCAATTTCATTGTTTGGGTAATATGGCCGACAACTTTAAAACATATTGGCAGCCTATATTAGAAAATTTACCATCCAACGTAAAAGTCTGGGGTGAAAGAAAAGATGTAGAGAACTTCTATAGTTGTATGGATTTGTTTTTATTCACTAGTAGAGGACACGCTACCGATAAAGAAACAGCTCCAATTGTAATTAAAGAAGCTATCTCTTATAATATACCATCGCTATTATATAATTTGCCTGTTTATCTCAACCGATATAATGTGTTTGAAAATATAAAGTATTTGGATGAAACCAATTTTAACCGCAATGTAAAACTTATAAAAAATAAATTGGGGATGAATTCAGATTTGGAAGTGGTTAATTTAATTTCTAACAAAACATCAAGTAAAGATACAGTAGTTATTATATCAACGCATCCAAATTTTAAAGCTGTTGAAGATACGACACTAGAATCAATTAATCAAGCTAAAAAAGCTGGGTATAAAGTATTATTGTCATCACATTATCCAGCTAGTGTGAATTTACAAAAAGCAGCTGATCACTATGTTTATGATGCAAATAATCCTATTTTAAAACACAACTTCTATAATAGGTGGACATACGATTTAAATAACACTAAAATTAGTTTATACTTTCCACCATCGGATTGTGACAACTATCATGGACTCGCTGTATTAATAAACTATTATAACGGTATATCTCTAGCAAATAAAATTGGATATAAAAATGCAATTTGCTTTAATTATGATATGATTATTTCAGATTTAGATTTTTCAAAGTTATATGACGTTGATGATATCCTGATTAATAAAAAAGCATTCTTTTTTTATGATAAAGCATTAGAGGGAGATACATTTAAGACAGTGTTCCATGGAATTAATACTCAATTCTTTTTGGAAAAATTCAAATATTATACGCCGGATGATTATATGGATTTTGTTACTAAAAAGAATATTTCAAATGGATTAGAACAATTTTATTATAACAAACTAATTTCTTATAAAAATGATTTACACATAGATTATACAAACAACGAAGAAACTTATTTAAGTAATAGTAAGAATAATTTATTCTCGATGGTAGAATATCTATCTGTACTGAGAATGAAGAATATAAATAAGTTTGGCGTTTTAACTTATATTAATAATAAAGTAGATGATAGAATAAATGAGATAATAATAAAAAAGAACGGAACAATGGAGAATTATCATACATACAATGTATCAGATAAAGTTTGCTTCTATTTAGCAAATGATTTTGAAAATGATAACTTTTACGAAATCGAAAACAATCTATATGATCAAAATAAAATTTTGTTGAGGAGTTATAAAAAATCTTTTAGACGACTTGAGGATATAGATATTAACGGTTCTATTGATATTACACAATGAAAATTATACAAGTTAATCTGGGTTTATTGCCTATTCCACCCAATGGATGGGGAGCGGTTGAAAAAATTATTTGGGATTACTACCAGCTTCTAAATAATAAAGGATTGGATTGTCAAATAAAATATTTGAATGAAATTCATTATGCGGATGACACAATTGTACACGTCCACGTAGCAAATCTTGCGAACGAATGTCATAAACGTGGTATACCGTATATCTTTAGTTTACACGATCACCATTCTTATTTATATGGTAAAGAGTCAGATGTATATAAAGAAAACCTTCAAGCTATTGAGAACAGTGTACTATCAACATGTCCAGCCAAATATTTGGTTGATTATTTTGGCAGTAAGAAATTACGTTACTTTTCTCACGCGGTTAACACAGATGTATTCGTGTGCAAAAATAATAAAAACGATGTAAATAAATTGTTATGCGTTGCAAATAATGGTTATGCGAATAATCAATCTTATGACAGAAAGGGATTTGTATACGCAATTAAAGTTGCTAAAGAATTAGGATATCCAATTACAATTGCTGGTCCATCAAATAATAAAAAGTTCTTTGATCATTTAGATTCTGAATTAAATAATTACGATAAATTAACCAAGCTATTTGATTTAACGGAGGAACAATTAATTAATTTATACAATGATCATTCTATATTTTTACACCCATCTGAATTAGAAGCCGGACATCCCAATTTAACTTTGTTAGAAGCAATGAGTTGTGGTTTACCTGTAGTAGGTACATTTGAAGAAAAATCATATAACGGTATGATTGTAGTTGATCGCAATGTAGAACAAATCAAGTCTGCTGTACAAACGATAACTAGTGATTATGACACGTATAAAAATAAAGCACTTCAATCCGCAAACGAAAATTCTTACTTCAATCGCGTGCATCAATTAATTGATTTATATGATCACTATACCGAAAGATTATTCGCCATTCGTCATATTAATGTTTATGAAAATATAAAAAAGAATGAACAAAGTATTAAAACAAAAGCTATATTTAAATATACGTTCAATGACGCAGCTAAGATAGAAGTAGACAATCCATTGGATACAGATCAAAGTTTCCACGTCACATTCTATAATAGTGACGACGACACGATTAAGTACGAAACTGATTTAAAACATAATTGGTGGGGAAGTTGTAATTTTACATATTACATTCCTTATGAAATTCATATTAAAGATAATAAGACAAATGAATTGGTAGAAACTTATAAATTTAATTTAAAGAATAAAAAGGTATTGATTGAATATGAAAGTTTTTCTTTAGGCGATCAATTAGCTTGGATGCCTATCATAGAACAATTCAGAAAGAAACACGAATGCGATCTTTACGTAAAATTGCCTTTAAAAAATATTTTTGAGAAAAAATATCCTAAAATTAAGTTTATTGACAATAACAAATTTGTATCGGATGTATTCGCTACTTACAAATTGGGATATTATGTTGACGAAAATGGAGCAAACAATGATAGATGTAAATCTGATCCTAGAAAACAACCACTGCAAAAAATAGCAAGTGATTATTTGGGATTGCCATATGAACCAGAGTCGCCTTTGATTGATTTTAAAATCAAAGAACGACCACTAAAGAAAAGATATGTTACTATCGCAACACAAAGTACCTGTCAAGCCAAATATTGGAATAATAAAGGCGGATGGGAAAAAGTAATCGAGTATCTTAAATCCAAAGATTTTGAAGTAATTTGTATCGATAAACATAAAGTATTTGGTAATGGCCGGGATTGTGTCAACAATATGCCATCAAATGCGTTAGATTATACAGGAGATAAACCACTTGTGGATCGTATGAATCAGATACACCACAGCGAATTCTTTATTGGTTTACCATCTGGCTTATCTTGGTTAGCTTGGGCAGTTAAAAAGCCAGTTGTACTTATTAGTGGGTTTTCTTATCCATATGCTGAATTTGAAACTCCATATAGAGTGCAAAATCACTCAGTATGTACAGGATGTTGGAATGATTCTTTATTTGATAAGGGAAATTGGAAATGGTGTCCAAAATCAGATAAAAAAGAAGAATTTGAATGTACCAAAGAAATAACCCCAAAGATGGTTATTGATGTTATCGATCAATTATTAATAGAACAAAAAATTTAAAGATATAATAAATAGTTAGTTCTTGGATTTTTCAGTTATATTTATAAATTAAATATAACTTCGAAAGGATATTAATATTATGCCAATAACAGAAGGCGGAAGATTCGCCCCAACACAAAATATAGTAAGCCCAGGTGTATTCACACGTGAAAATGACCTCTCCGGTCTGGCTCAAGGAGTAGCAAACATTGGAGGAGCAATTATTGCTCCATTCGCTGACGGACCAGCGTTTTTTCCAAATACAATAACCAGCGTATCCGACTTGGAAACAAGATTCGGTGTCGCTGATGGTGTGTATTATGGACCATACACAGCGAAAGAATATCTACTACAACAAGGTATAGTTACTATTGTTCGTGTAGGTGGTCTAACCGGTTACTGGCAAAAGAATCCATTGATTGTATATGCCCAACCAGGTATCTGGGACAGAAACGCTGATAAAGGAGCTATCACAACAGCTTCATTTATGTATATTGATACTACTGACTATGTATCAAACGTTAATTATCAACAAACTAGTACCGCTGTTAACATCACTGGTTCGGCTGAAATTAAGGGTTCAGTAGGCAGTGGTATAACAGGATCAGCTACATTTACGAGAGCAACAACTGCTGAAATTTCATCATATTTAGCTACAGTCGGAAGTGTTACTGGAATCAATGCACTTTCAGCTTCTTTGGCAACTTCATCCAGTTTGGGTAAAGTATACAAAGTTGTTTCCACAAGACATTATGAATTGTTTAGCAGCTCTGTTGTTGCCAGAAACGGTAAAGTTGCAAAAGCGGGATCTTCAGTAGATCATTCTTTGGCCGCATTTGATTTTGATAAATCGCGTATAAGTGGTAGTGTTACTGTCGGAGGTGGTGGTTCAAGTAAGTTCAAACTAACATTTGATAGTTCAAACAATAATTACTTAACCGCATCATTTACTGCTCCAAATACATTTGGTTTGGTTTTTGCTAACTACGGTGCAAATTCATCATTATCATTTACAACTGCGAGTTTGAGTGGTGCTGGATTGAGTTCTTCAATTCAATTGGTACAACGCATTGATATTTCGACGATGACAATCAGTGGATCGTTGAATGTAAAATTCGGATCCGCAGCTGTAACAAGTGGTGTAACTGCAGATGACGCTGACGGTGTAGGTAAGTTAAGTGGTAGTATCTTGTACGCTAATAAAACAGTTGATATCGGTACAGTTTCTTCTGGGTTATTAGTACGTAAATTTAGTACCGCTACTCTAGCAAATGGTAATGCAAAGCCAGTTGGTACTAAATTCTTCTTGTTGACATCAAGTTTACAAGGCGCAAATATAGATGCCGAAACATCCGTGGCCACAGCATTTGATGAAAGTACAACAACCGTTGATCTAGTAAGTTCATCTTACTTCAATGGTAATATCGCTTACAATTTATCAAACTTCAATGTAGAAGCAGGCACAACACTAACACTACAAAGTGGTAGTTTCCATTCACTACGTGGTGTTGGAAGTTGTGTAGCCGGTCTACAAGTAATAGGTGTGATAAGTGGTGACTTCGGTAAGTATAGTGGCGCATTTACAAGTCAAGACAATGCAAGCCCAGATCAATGTAATCCAGTACTAACAGGTCGTCAAAAGTTGATCTTGTCAGTATTAGCAAATACCCAAAATGCTTCTACACAATTTAGCAATGATTATGAAGTATACGGATTCAATACCTCAACATTGAGCCAATTGACAAGTAGTACATTCCCATATAAGAATGTAATCGACCCTAATGCAAATGTTTACAACTTGGCATTAAAGTATAGTTATACAAATACAGCTGGTGGCACAAGTGCTGGTACATATGGTTACTACGACTTCAGTTTAAATGAAAACGATAATAACTATATCAAAGACGTATTTGGTATGGATCCAACCGTTGGCAATCCTAATAAACAAGTGGCTGGTCAAAAAGTTGAAGCTGCTTACAACTACGTTCTATTCGAAGATAGCATCAAGAAGTTCGTAGCTGAAAAGACAAGTGCTTATGGATGGAAACTACAAGTAGGCACAAGCAATCTATCAGGAAGTTCAATTGTTGGCGAACCTCTAAAGTTTGTCGATCAATATAGTACTGATTTGAATAACGGCGATAGTCAATTTAGCATCACCAATGCTTCTACCCCTTGGATCTACAGTCAAAAGATTGCTCCATTCAAAGGTAGTGCTGATGTAGCCGCTTCACCAACTAAGTTCAAGTTGTTCAAAGTTCACACTTTGAGCGATGGCACACCAAGTAACACTAAGTTCAAGATTGAAATCAGCAACGTTAAGTTGTCTGGTACTGTCCCAGGCAGTGAATGGGGTAGTTTCACACTATCAGTACGTGCTTATAGTGATACTGATAAGAAGCCAAAGTATTTGGAAATCTATCAAAACTTGAATTTGGATCCAGAATCCGCAAACTATGTTGCTCGTAGAATTGGTAACAGATATGCATATATCACTTATGCTGGTAAAATAATTCAATTCGGTGATTTTACCACATTAAGTAAGTATATCAGAATTGAAGCCAGTGACGTTTCTTACCCAGTAAGTTGCGTACCATACGGATTTGAATCATATAGTACACCTATTGATAGTACTGCAAGTAGTTATGTACCTGCTATACAATACAGTAAGGCAAGTATCTACGGTCTAGGGCCTGGTAAGTATCCATCAGGTACAGTATTTGGTAGTGTACCAGGTACTGACACTGAAATTCAAGCTCTATATCCAACATCTTCATTTGGTGTAGGTGTAGAAAATAACACTAAGCAATACTTCAAGCCATTGCCATACTATGGATCAACTGATAGTAATGGTGCAAATATCGACTTCGATTTAGAAGATAAGGTATGGGGTACAACAAATAGTAAATTCTATGCTCAGGGTACATACGTGAGTACAGGATCATTACTATCTCCAACATTGAGTGGTAGTATTCCAAGTGTTTACGACGCTGTAAATGAATCTACATATGTCAGACTACGTAAGTTCGTACTTGGATTCCAAGGCGGATTTGAAGGTCAATGGCCAGCAATTCCAATCAATGTGGGTGGTAATATTACAGCTGGTAATACACAAGGTTTAGATTGTACAAATATCAATAGTCCTGGTAGTATCGCTTATAAGCAATCTATTGCTGCAATCGGTAATCCAGATGAATTTGATATCAACTTGATTGTAACCCCAGGTATATTCCGTGAACAACACAGTTATGTAACTGAATTGGTTATCGATATGTGTGAAACTCGTCAAGATTGTTTCTACATTATGGATAACGTAGTGTTCCCAGCAAGCAATCAAACCGTAGGATTGATTGATGCAGCTATCAACAGTGTAGCCACAATCGACAGTAATTATGTAGGTACTTATTATCCTTGGGTTAAGATCCTAGATACTAACACCAACAAGATTATCAATGTTCCTCCTTCAGTGGTATTACCAGCAGTTTACGCTGCTAACGATAACTCCGCTGCTGAATGGTACGCTCCAGCAGGTCTAAACCGTGGTGGTATTGCAACCGCTGTACAAGTACTTGATCGTGTAACCCACGGTGAACGTGATACGTTGTACGAAGGTCGTGTAAATCCAATCGCAGCATTCCCCGGTCAAGGTATCTGTGTATGGGGTCAAAAGACTCTACAAATCGCCCCAAGCGCTTTGGATCGTATCAATGTACGTCGTTTGTTGATCAACTTGAAGAAGTTTATCGCAAGTTCAAGCAACTACTTGGTATTCGAACAAAACGTTGCTTCTACAAGAAATCGTTTCTTGAGTATTGTAACTCCATACTTGGAATCAGTACAACAACGTAACGGTATCTACGCATTCCAAGTCAAAATGGACGATGAAAACAATACTCCTGACTTGATTGATCGTAATGTTCTTTACGGACAAATCTTCATCCAACCAACTAGAACTGCTGAATTCATTATTCTTGATTTCAACATTCTACCAACAGGTGCTAGTTTTAGTTCCTAATCTAAAGTAAATATAATAACGAACCCCGCTTAGAAATAAGCGGGGTTTTTTATTTGATGGGTATATTTATATATTATGATACGACTGACTAAAATCATTGAAGATTTAACCAAACCACAAGTTAAAGAATCAATTGATCCATCCCTATTAATATTAATCGACAGAGTTATCACTGATACCAATGTATTAGTGGTTAATAATTTGGAAATGGTAAAAAAAATGTTATCTGAAGGGACTATTGATAAAGCTAAATTGGATGTAGCATTAAGTAATTATAAGCGTTATTTTAATAGAGATAATGGTGGTACGCCTGAAGTTATACGTGGTATGACTATGCAATCTAAACTAGACCAATTAGCAAAATGATCAGTTTAACCGATTTATTATTAGAAGCCAAACTTCCTCAGAGCGAGCAAGATATGGATCTTTATGCTCGTAAATACAAAAAAACAATAGATTATTTACGTACCAAAAACAAAGTACTATTATTAACTACTAGTAATAGATGGAGTGGACATAAAGATGATATTGCTAAAAGTACACAACTTGCATTTAAAATACAAGAATTACTTGGTAAAGAAAAAGTAACTTTGATTGATACAACCAAGTTAAACATATTTCCGTGTGAGGGTAACGTATCATCTAAATGGGGAAATCATTGTGGAACAAAAGATTCTTCATTAAAAGATAAAGAGAAAAATCCTACAGGTGATCATCGTTGCTGGGCTAGTATAAATAATAAAAGTGATGAATTATGGAAAATAAGTAAAGAATTATTTGAAAGTGATGTCGTTTTATTTTTTGCTAGTGTGAGATGGGGACAAGCCAACGGTTTTTATCAGAAATTAATTGAGAGATTGACGTGGATTGAGAACAGACATTCTACTTTGGGTGAAAGTAATATAGTAAAAGATATAGATTCAGGATTTATTGCTACTGGTCAAAATTGGAATGGAAAAGATGTTACTCAAACACAAAAAGAAGTATTACAATTTTTTGGATTCAAAACGCCAAATGAATTATTTTGGAATTGGCAATTTACAGATAATGCTCTTGATGAAACAAAGAGTTCTTACAAAAAAGCAATTCCTGTATTTGATAAAACATTTTTAAAACCATATGATAAGACTAAATAATATATTAAACGAAGTAATTAGTGAAGGCGGTGTTGGTGGACATATGGCACACCCATTTGATTTTGCCGATACAGGCGCTAAATTGGTAGATGTATTTGCAAAATCAGTTAAATCTTTAAAACAAGGAGCTGGCAGTGTAAAGATTGACGGTGTTAATGCAAGTATTCGTATGGTAAACGGTCAATTTGTAATGGATCGTGGATCAGCAAAACCGCTTGATATTAAAGGAATGCGACCTGAGGACTTACAAACAAGATTTGGAGCTGGTCATGGATTTGTCAATATAGGGGCTAAAGTTATTAATATATTCGACGCAGCAATTTCATCTACACAAACTGAGTTAAAGACATTGGGTTTATTAGATAATCCTAATATACTATTCAACATTGAATATGTAGAGGGTCAAACAAATGTACTTGGATATGGAGAAATTGGAAACTTTTTAGCTATTCACGGGTTAAAAGAAATTAAGCCAAAAACTTTTGGTAAAGATGGAAGTGTTAAATCAAGAGAAGCTGTTGAAATACCGTATGATAAAACAGCTATGCAATCTTATATAAACAAATTAAATGTGGTTGCTATGAAGAGTGGTTTTAAGGTATTGGGTAGTGTTGATACTACTTTCAAATCAAAACCAAACCTAGCGAGTGTTTTGACGCAATCAGTTACGTTGTATCCCACAGGTGAAGCTGTAACTAAGTCTTTGAAAGACTGGTTAAAAGGATTACAGTTTAAAACGCCACTGATTACCCGTGAACAATTTTTAAAATCGGTTGATAGTAAAAATATCAGTCAAGATTTTGCCGGTCAAGATGTAAATAAAATAGTTAATGATACTATTGTTTATTTAACCACAATTAAATTGGGAGACGAAATATTAAAAAATGCTACCAGTGAAATTGGCGATTTAGAAAAACACGAAGGTATAGTTGTGAGAGATTCAAGTATTTACAGTGATCCATTTAAAATTACAGGAAGTTTTATTATAAAAGGTCTTGGAAGTAAGTTTAAGAAATAAATTAAATACGTATTTGTTATGAAGAAAGCATCAGGTAAAAGTAATCTAGGCATCGTTAAAGATTACCTAGAAGGCAATCGTCCATTCGTACAAGTTGGCTACGATGCCAATTTGGAGAACAATAAACGCAAAGAAGGTGAAGAATGGGAGGATAGTCAAGGACACAAATGGGTTTGGAAGAATAATAGTAAACGCAGAGTTTCAAAACGTGCCACGATTATTAATGAAAAACGTTGTAAAACGTGTAATATGGATGTTCGATGGGGCAATTATTTGGACGACCGAGTTTGGCCTAAAACTGGATATTGTTACGACTGTTTTATTAATTTTCAAACTGAGTTAAAATTGATGGGTATGTTTGATGTCTATAATGAACTGCAGGATTTAAAAAATGAACGTAGTATTTTAGAAGATTATAAGAAAAAGTTTGAAGAAAGTAAAAAGTTCTGTGAAGAAAATAAAGATAAAGATGTTACATTTCTTGAAGAAGATGGATCATTTGAAAAATGGGATGGCAATATAGATTACAATAAAATATTTGAAGATTTAATTAAAGATATAGGGGTTATTGATATACGATTAGATGAACTGACCCCTAAGATAAAAGAATACGAAGAAAAATATGAGTCAGCCAAATCTCAGAGAAATAATAAAACAAGAGTATAAGAAGTGTATAGAGGATCCTATATACTTTATGAAGAAGTATGTTAAGATTCAACATCCTATTAGAGGCACGGTTGCATTTGAACTATATCCATTTCAAGAAGATGCTTTACAAAACTTTGTTGATAATCAATTAAACATTGTTCTTAAGAGTCGTCAGATGGGTATCAGTACCCTTACAGCCGCTTATAGTTTGTGGTTAATGACATTTCATAATGATAAGAACATTCTTTGTATTAGTATTACGCAAGAAACAGCGAAAGAAATTGTCACTAAGGTAAGATTTGCAAACGATAACCTTCCAAGTTGGTTAAAAGTTCCTTGTGTAGAAGATAATAGATTGTCATTACGATTAAAAAATGGTTCACAAATCAAAGCAGTTTCATCCGCCGGCACAGCAGGTCGTTCATCAGCACTATCTTTACTAATTATCGACGAAGCCGCATTTATCGATGGTATTGAAGAAATTTGGCTGTCTTCTCAATATACACTGTCTACTGGTGGTAGAGCTATTATACTAAGTACGCCAAACGGTGTTGGCAATTTCTTCCATAAAATTTGGGTTGAATCTGAAGAAGGCAAGAATAATTTTAAAACAATTAGATTACCTTGGCATTTACACCCAGAAAGAGATCAAACGTGGAGAGATAAACAAACTGAGTTGTCAGGAGTAAAAGGTGCAGCACAAGAATGTGATTGCGACTTTAGTACATCTGGTAATCAAGTTGTAAGTGTAGATATTCTTGAGTTTTACAAACAAACACATCTAAAAGATCCTGTTGAAAAGCGAGGTAACAATCAAGACCTATGGATCTGGGATTATCCTAATTATAGTAAAAACTACATATTGACAGCTGACTGTGCTAGAGGAGACGGTGGTGATTTTAGTGCATTCCACGTTATAGATATAGAAACATTGGAACAAGTAGCTGAATATAAAGGTCAGTTAACTACAAAAGATTATGGAAACTTATTGGTTAGTGTTGCTACTGAATATAACAATGCTTTATTGGTGGTAGAAAATAACACTATAGGGTGGGCTACATTACAACAAATTATTGACCGAGACTATCAAAATACGTTTTATAGCGCAACTGATTTGACGGTGATTGATGTAGAAAAAACATATTCTAATAAATTAAATACAGCTGATAAAAAGTTAATTCCTGGATTTACAACAACTAGTAAAAATAGACCTTTAATCGTAAGTAATTTGGAGTTATTTTTTAGACAAAAACAAGTGATTATGAAGTCTAAAAGATTATATGAAGAACTGAATGTGTTCGTTTGGAACGGACCCAAAGCAGAAGCGATGAGGGGTTATAATGACGATTTAGTTATGGCAATTGGAATTGGATTGTGGATACGTGAAACAGCGTTGAAGCTTAGAAATGAACAAATAGCTTATAACCGTGCAATCATTTCAAAAATATCAAAAGTCTCAAGTCAAATTTCAATTCCGAAACAAGTAAGCGCGGTACCAGATCATCATAAAACTATGGATTTCACGGTAAATGACAAAAAAGAAAGTTTAACTTGGTTGATGTAAATACTTATATATTATAGATAAATCATATGTCAGATAAATCTTTTCAAGAATTACGGAGTCGGTCTTTATTCGCTCGTTTGAAGCGTTTGTTTTCAAACGACGTGATCGTTCGCAACATTGGTGGTAAAAAACTAAAAGTTATTGATACTGATGAAATTCAGTACGCTACAGATCGTAATAGTTTAAGAGACAGGTTTAATAGATTACGTACTACTTCGTATAATCAATATACTAGAGATTTTAATTTATCATATCAAAGCAGTCGTGTAGAACTATTTCGTGATTATGATACAATGGATATGGATCCAATTCTATCATCTGCGTTGGACATTTATGCAGATGAATGTACAACCCGAAATGAAATGGGTGAAGTAATTCATATCAAATCTTCCAACGATGAAATTAAAAACATTTTGCACAATCTATTCTATGATATTTTGAACATAGAGTTTAATTTATGGAGTTGGTCACGGTGTATGGTTAAATATGGTGATTTTTATCTACGACTTCATATTAGCCCTGAATATGGTGTTTATTTGGTAGAACCATTGAGTACATATTATGTAACACGTGTAGAAAATGCACATTTGACCAATAAAAACTTTGTTAAATTTCAAGTCAATTTGCCATATGGAAACAAGATGGAGGATTTGGAGAACTATCAAATTGCTCATTTTAGATTATTGAGCGATAGTAACTTTCTCCCATATGGAAAAAGTACTTTAGAAGGCGCCCGACGTGTTTGGAAACAATTGAGTTTGATGGAAGACGCAATGTTAATTCATCGTATTATGCGTGCGCCTGAAAAACGCATTTTCAAAGTTGATATTGGTAATATTCCACCAAATGAAGTTGACAATCATATGCAACGTATTATGGACCAAATGAAAAAGGTACCATATTTGGATCAAGAAACCGGAGATTATAATTTAAGATTCAATCTACAAAACATGGTAGAGGACTTTTTCTTGCCTGTTCGTGGTAGTGATAGTGGAACCAGTATTGAAAATTTATCTGGATTAGAGTGGACTGGTACCGATGACATTGAGTATCTTCGTAATAAAATGATGGCAGCACTTAAGATACCCAAAGCATTTTTGGGATATGATGAATCATTGAGTGGTAAAGCTACATTAGCAGCTGAAGACATAAGATTTGCTAGAACAGTAGAACGTATACAACGTATTATGGTTAGTGAATTGAATAAAATTGCGGTTATTCATTTATATAGCCAAGGATATAGAGACGAATCATTAGTAGATTTTACACTGGAATTAACTAATCCGTCCACTATATTTGAAAAAGAAAAAATCGATGTATATAAGAGCAAAGTGGAACTTTGCAAAGATATGCAAGAACAAAAAGTATTTTCTAAGAAATGGATTTATGAAAATATCTTTGGTTTATCAGATCATGATATGATAACTCTGCAAAAACAACTAATCGACGACGCTAAAGGAAATTATAGATTTAAGCAGATTGAAGAAGAAGGCAATGATCCAGCTCTATCCTTTTTAAATAAAAAAGATAAGGAGGGTGAAAGCGGCGGTGGTGGCGGAGCTGAACCAGGTGGTAGTGAGCCTGGGACTGACACTGCTCCTGAAGGAGGAGATGATAGTGGTAAAGATACCGGCGCTGAAGCTGGTGGTGAACCATCAACTCCCCCAAAGTTATCAGAAAAACGTGATCAAACTGGTAGAAAAGATGCCAGTAAATATCCTTTTGGGGAAGATCCACTAGGCACATTAGAAAACAATAGACGCAGTGATTTATCAGTATCGCACAAATATAAAAATGGATCGCCATTGTCTGTGGAGTCTATTAAGGGGCTGACAGATTTGTTAAAAACGTTGGATCAAGAAAAAGAAAGTTTGATGGAAGGAAACAAAAATTCTTTCATGGACGAACAAAATATAAAAGAATAGTATAATTCCTATATATTTAACCACATTGATTATATTTATAAATAATAATAAATAATATGCACAAGAAAGCAAAACATTCAAAATTCAAGAATGCTGGAATATTGTTTGAACTACTCACTCGACAAATTACATCAGACATTCTAGCGGGAAAAGATGAATCATTTACTAAAAATTTAATGTTCAAGTACTTCCACGAAAGTAAAGAACTTGGAAAAGAGGTGCAGCTTTATAATTTTATTTTACAACAAAAAAGTAAAGATGTATCTTCGGCCGAACGACTTTTGGGTGTTGTATTACAAACACGATCTAAACTTGACGAACGTGAATTAAATAAACAAAAGTATAGTATCATCAAAGAAATTAAAGAAAAATATAACATTGATGATTTTTTAAAGAACAAAATCCCAAATTATAAGTTATATGCTTCCATTTATAAATTATTTGAAGACCAAGATAAAAGTGGGGTTAAGTTTGAAGTTACTGAGTTAATAGAATCCAGAGAGTACATCGTTGAAAATTTGACAAAAGAAAAGAAGTCGGATCAAGAATCGTTGGATGTTTATGGAAGTCAAACTGCAGACGTTAGATTGTTAGCATACAAGTTTTTAATTGAAAATTTCAATAGTAAATACAACGATTTATTGCCAGATCAAAAGAAACTATTGAAGGAATATATTACCAATGTTTCAAATTCCAGTAAATTTACAAAATATGTCAATGAAGAATACAAAAGAATCAGCTTGGTATTAAAAGACCAAGTAAAAAATGTTACATCTGACGTAGTTAAAATTAAAATAAATGAAGTTATTAGTCAATTTTCTACTAAATCTTGTGCCGGTATAATTAAAGAAAATCAATTGACATCTTTATTGAATGCGTATGAATTAGTAGAAGAAATTAAAAAGATTGATGTCAAAAATGAAACAAAATCTTAAAGAAAAGATTAAACGAATTTTAACCAAGTTAAAGGTTAAAAATGAAGCTAGTACAACAGGTACAGGTGCGGTCGCGTCTGGTCCTGTTTCAGTTGGAGGCGATGCTGCTAGAACACCATTTGCATTTAGCCGCCGTGGACCAGGAAACATTAGAGCAGCGACACAATTGGGATATAAGTTAGCTAAAGCTATCAAAAGAAGTAATGGATATAAGTTGGAAAATCAAATGTATAGTGGTCCGGCTTACGCAACACCAGCACAATCAATTGAATTAGGCGATACATATACTGACGAAAATGGTTTGGTTCAACACAATGATCCTGATATGGATCCCAATTTAATTGGATATAAACAAGGTGCTTTACCTATGTATGAGAGATTTGATACTCTTAAATACGAACAAGAAGATAAACCAGTTGCTGCCCCACAACCTGTTCAACCTGCTCAACCTGCTCAACCTGCTCAACCTGCTCAACCTAAACAACCCGCTGCGGCGCCGTCAGTAGATTTAAAAACATACGATGTTCTTCCTGACTTTACAGCATTTGATACAAAATTAAAAAGTTCGACTGAAGCATTAAAGAATAATCTTCAAAAGTCAATACAGGATAAAATTTTGGGTAAGAAGATTGTGGTTAGAGCTAGTAAAGGATACAAACAGCCTGAAACAGATTATACAATCAATGTAACAGGCGTTGCGATTGATTATTATTATGATAGATATGTCATCATAATTATTGGACGAGAGGAAAATAAACAAAAGGTGGCTAAATTCTTTGTTAAACCAGGATTTAAACTTAAAATTTTAGGCAATGCTGATAATTTGAAGCCAAAGGATCAATATCAAGTTGCTAAATCAAAAGCATTAGTTGAACCAAACAGTCAACAAAATGTTGTTCCATCAAACAAAATAACCGCTGATAAAGAGGATGCGACTACTCAAGATCAAAACGCACAAACGGGAACAACACAACCTAAAGCTTAATATATATGAAACAAGTACTGATAGATATTTTACCATTTGAATTTAAAAAAACATCTTTAAATGAATCTCTTAAAGATGGAAAATTATACGTAACCGGCGTATTACAACGTGCCGACGCAAAAAACCAAAACGGCCGTGTGTATCCAGTAGATGTGTTGAAGAGAGAAGCTGAGAAATATATGCAAAATTTCGTTAAACAACGTCGTGCTATGGGTGAATTAGATCACCCAGAATCATCTGTTGTTAACTTAAAAAATGTAAGTCATAATATCGTAGATATGGGGTGGGAAAGTAAAGATTTAGTTGGTACAGTTGAAATTCTTCCTACGCCTAGCGGTAACATTTTAAGAGACTTGCTACAATCAGGTATTCTTTTGGGTATTAGTAGTCGCGGATTAGGAAGTGTTAAAAAAGATATGCGTGAAAATGCAGATGTTGTACAAGACGATTTTGATTTAATTGCGTTTGATTTCGTAAGCAATCCAAGTACACAAGGAGCTTTTATGTATCCACAGGGAAAAATCAATGAAAGCGTTGAACAAAAAATAATAATTAACCCATATAGTAATGTTGAAAGAATTATTCACAACATTCTATCAGAACTATAATATTTATAAAGTATGAAATTAAAACATTTACTGGAAAACTCTACGGAATCGACTTATGTCGCTTTGACCAAAGAAGAAAAATCAAAAATGGTCGGGGTTATTAAATCTTACAACGAATATCGTAAAGGATTAAAAGCTGATAGTGTCTATGAAACAGCACAAAAAATTATGGAAGCTGTTAATTTAGCAGAACGATATGCTATTAAAGAATGTAACGAATGGATGGAAGCTAAAATGGTGGAACGTGATATGAAAGAAATCAAACGTGATGCCGCTAAGATGTACGAAGAAGCACAAAAGATGAAAGCTATTGAACAACAACTTGAAATGTTGTATGAACAAGTTGGTATGAGATTGGAACGTTATTTTGAGATCGCAGATTCAATGAATGAAAATCCACAAACAACCAATGTTAGTACTAACGCATCGGTATAGAATCGATAAATTCCAACATCGAGATAAACGATTCAAAAACATATTTTCTATTTGATTCTAATACATAACCTTCGTCTGTTTTATAGACGAAGGTTTTTCTCTTTTCATTAACCATATCTAAAGAGGGAACTTCTACTTCAGAGAACATTCTGTACTCGTCATCTATACGAAAATCCATTTCGCCTAACAAATCTATCTCCATAAAATTCCATCCATTTGGATTATCTATATCTTCAAGTTTGTACATTTTTTCTTCTTCAAAATTATCATTATTTATAAAGTTAATTAATTTTGGCGATTTGTACTTGTTATAACTATTATTCATTTCACGTACATCGGGATTTGAATAAGCGTTTTCTTCGCCAGTTCTTTTTATGAACTTATAATTATCTTTTTTAGAATTCATATGTTTAGAAAAATTGGGATTAAAATTATAGGCCATAAGAGTTAATTCTATCTATAAAGTCTGCTAACGAACTTGTTTGTTCACTATCTTTGTTTTTATCTACACCGGTACTCAACATACTAAATATTTCTTTTTCTGGTCGATCAGGATAGGTTCTTTGTACAAAACAAGCATAAACAATTAAATTTTCATTTTTTTGATCTATTAATTTTTTAAACACATACTTTTTTGTACTACCGTTACTGAATATTTCGGTTTGTATCTGTGTGTTTTCCGGCGCATTTGGAATAAAATTGGTTTTGCCAAATCCGCTAAATCCATTTTGCTTATTTTGAAATATCAACATTTCTTTTTTGACAAATGGAACTCCTTCGTTTTCTTTCAACACTTGATTAAAAGATTTTCCTTTGATAATGTCAAAATCACTCAGTGAATACTCAGACTCTTTGAGACTTTTCAATATTTCTTTTAGTTTGGTAAAATCTTTAACGCTACTTGGTTTTATAGTACTAGCCATTGTACGTACTGTTGAAGATACTTTTCCAGGTTTAATTTTTCCTTTTTGTAAGGCTCGTACTAATCTGAATAGTCTCGCTTGCTTTTCACTTTGTGCTGGCATATATCAATAAATATAAAATATTTTGATATATTTACGTTTTTAATTATATTTATTATTCAAATACATCATTCTTTGATGTGACAGCGATTTATCTTCTTTGGAGTTCTTCAATAGCTTCATAAACAAATAACAATAAGAAAGGCAGAAATATAATTATGAGCGATCTATTAAAAGAAAGTATTGCGGATGCAAAGGCTGTTCGTGAAACAGCATTGGCAAATGCAAAAACCTTCCTTGAAGAAAGTTTTGCAAACAGTATGAAAGAAATGTTTGCGGACAAACTCAAAGAAGAAATGGCAGAAGAATCAACCGAAGAAGAAGAAGGTAAGATTGAAGAAAAGCTTGCATCTTCTAACATTGGTAAAAATGATGGTTTAACAGCTAAGACTTCTAAGCCAGCAAATCCATCTACACTCAAGTCTACATCTTCAAACGGTAAACAAGAATTTGATGTTAAACTTGAAGAAGAAGCTTCATCTGAAGAAGGCGATGAAGTAACTAGTGAAGAACTAGATGAAATTCTAGCTGAATTAGAAGGCGAAGTATCTGACGAAATGCACAGTCAAGGTTCTTCTGAAACACCCGATACAGGTGAAGAAATGGGCGAAGACATGGGTGATATTAATCTAGACGAACTTCTTGCTGAACTAGAAGCTGAAGATCCTTCTGCACTAGCTCCAGCTCCAGCTCCAGCTCCTGTTGCTCCTGATGCTCAAGCACCTGTAGATCAAGTACCTGCAGCTCCCGCTCCAGCACAAGTTCCATCTCCTTCTGAAGGAGGATATGCAGACGAAGTTTCCGCCGAAGAAATGGCAGAAGCTTTGGTCGCTATCAACGAAGAAAACGAATCTCTTAAGAAACATTTATCAGAAGCTCTAAGCACTGTTAAGTTTATGAAGGGCGTTCTATCTGAAACCAACCTATTGAATGCTAAGTTGCTTTATACCAACAAGTTGTTCAAAGGTAAGAGTTTAACCGAAGATCAAAAACTTAAGATCATTAACACTTTCGACTTGACCAGAAACATCCGTGAAGTCAAGTTGGCATATACAGTTTTAGCCGAATCATTTAATTCCGGTGCATCAGTTGTCAAGAAAAAAACCAATACAACTGCTCACACTATCACCGAAGGTTTGGCAAGCAAACAAGTATCATCAACTAAGCCAGTATCTACTATTGTAGAACCACACGCTGACGAGATGACTTCAAGATTCCAAAAACTCGCAGGAATCAAGAAGTAAAATTAGTTTGCGAGTAAAAACCTAACAGTAATTAAATAAAGAAAGATACAAATATGAGTATGGATATTAAAAGTCTATTGACAAACAATATGAATCCACAGGCCAAATTAATGGCAGAAACACGTGGACTACAAGGCAAATGGGAAAAGACAGGCCTCCTAGAAGGTTGCAAAGGTGTTGAAAAAGCACATATGTCAATCCTATTAGAAAATCAAGCAAAACAATTGCTTGACGAAGCAACCACAACTGGTACATCTACCAGTTCAGAACAATGGGCTGGCGTAGCTCTTCCATTGGTTCGTCGTGTGTTTGCTGAAATCGCTGCGAAGGAATTCGTAAGCGTTCAACCAATGAATCTACCATCTGGTCTAATCTTCTATCTAGACTTCAAGTATGGTACTAACGCTCCTGGTTCAGATTTGCGCAACTTGAACAACGGTAGTTCTGTAACTACCCGCGCCGGTAAGCAATTGAACGACAGTTTGTTTGGTGGTACAGGCAAGAAATTGGGTTCAACTGATAGCGCAGTACGTGGTTTATACGGCCAAGGTGCTTTTGCATATTCAGTTCGTCCAGTAAGTAGTTCCGCTATTACAATCACGTATTCATCAGGAGCAACCAATAACGGTGGTACAATTCAAACCGCTTCTTGGAATGACGTACAATTTGATGCTGAATTGAGTGGTTCCGTGGTAGCTAAGAAATTGTTTAAAGTAATCTTGAATCACGATGATAATAATACCCCTGTATCAAGTTACGGAAATCTATACAACGTTGACTTGAATGCAGTGCGTTCATTCAACTTGATCTCAGGTTCAGGTGCGACCAATCCAGGCGCACTCATTAAAAACGGTGTGGTGTTGAACACTTACAGCAAAGCGGTCAATACTGGTAGTTTGAGCAATCCATTCTATCAAACTGTATACATCGTATCCGCTTCACAGAGTACATTCGCTGGCGCCGCCTCCGGTCCAAGACTTAAATTGATCTATAGTCTACAACCTACGGACAACCTACGTGGTGACTTTGAAGCTGGTAAGACACCAGGTGAAGGTTCTGGTACAGCTGCTAACGTTGCTACTCAAAGCATCGACACTGATATCAGTATCCCAGAAGTTAACTTGGTACTAAACAGCGAACCAATCGTTGCTAAGACCCGTAAACTAAAGGCAGTCTGGACCCCAGAATTAGCGCAAGACTTGAACGCATATCACTCTATTGATGCAGAAGCAGAATTGACTGCTCTGTTGAGTGAATACGTATCTATGGAAATCGATCTAGAAATCCTAGAAATGTTGAACGGTGCCGTTCAAGGTATAACTACCGAAGCTTGGTCCGCCCAAATCGGTGTTGAATTCAGCAAGGGATTGAATGCAACTACTGGTGACGCAGTATTCACACGTAATGCAAATGCTTCTGCAAATCGTACAGCTTACGTTAAGAGCACTTGGTTCCAAACTCTTGGTAACAAGATTCAAAAGGTATCTAACACAATCCAAAAATTGACCCTCCGTGGTGGTGCTAACTTCTTGGTCGTAAGTCCAGACGTAGCAACCATCTTGGAATCAATTCCAGGATATGTAGTAAACACCGATGGTGACAGTGCTAAGTTCGCAATGGGCGTTGCACGTGTTGGTAGCTTCGCAAGTCGCTTCCAAGTTTACAAGAACCCATATATGACCGATAATATCGTATTGGTTGGTTTCCGTGGAAATAACTTCCTAGAAACAGGCGCAGTATATGCTCCTTATATCCCACTAATCCAAACTCCATTGGTCTATGATCCAGTGAACTTCACTCCACGTAGAGGTGTAATGACCCGCTACGCTAAGAAGGTCGTGCGCCCAGAGTTCTATGGAAAAGTTATTATCGGTGATCTCGATACCGTATAATACTTAGTAGAAATAAAATAACTCAAAAACCCCAACGAAAGTTGGGGTTTTTTCTTGCACTAATCGAAAAATTCGTTGGTATTTTCTACAACGATTTCTTGCACTTCTTCTTTGAACGAAGTATCTTTGGGATAAGGTAGAACTTTATGTTTAAGAGATTTAACCAGTTTCTTATTTTCTATCTTGTTGCTTATAAACTTGATATAACGATGTTTACCGCTTTCACGTTTGCGCCAAAATGTTCTACCAATACGTTCTTTTAGTTTATCTACACTGTGTGTTTTCCAACGTGCATATACACTTCTACTATGTATCCAATCATATTCAGTGGGGCCAATTAAACTAACACTATAGTTAGGCATCAGTGCAATATCCACATAGTTATCACCTTGATATACAAATCCAGTTGCTTGATATATTGTTCCAACGTGACCAGCTTCACTATCCGCGTAACTAAGAATACATTTTATTTGTGGATAATCTGTGTTTAATAATCTAAAACTTTCAGCTATACAATAGCTTTCTATATTTTTACCATAACCATCTGCAATCCACAGTCGTGTTAATTCCAACACATTGTTATTAGTAAGTAGAGGACATATGCTGGTACTTGCATTTCTACCCACGGCATTTCCATATACTAATACACCTATTAGGCGTTCGTTAAAACCACCAAAGAATGTGCTTTCAATATACTCTTTATAATAAACTCCATAAGCTACAGTACAAAGAGACCATTTGTGTGTATAATGGTTTTTTTCAATAAGAGTTTTTGCAACATTCTTATTGATACTTTTGAGATAAAGCAATGAGGTATCACAATATTCGGACATTCCCCCATTATAAACCTATAATAAAGAATGTCAACATTTATATTAAATAAAACAAGCCTTTTGAATTATAAACTACAATTCTGATCTTGGTATCGTTATCTTTAATGATACCGAGTTTATCTGAAATTTGAAATGGACCTGGATGATTACTTGTACGTACACCCATTACTTTATCTTTTATTTTATATACATCCAAATCTGTATTAACAACACTTGCGTGATATTGTCTTCCCAAAGGTATCATTTTCATAATGGTTTATTTGTTGTTGGTTCTGCTTTTTTTACTCTACTTGATGGAAATTCTTTGTTACCAAACTCGGTACCGTGTAAACTGTACAAATGCATTATTACACCGTGTTTTACAATTACATCCCCCAAATCATTTACCAAAACGTATGCTGGTCTATCATATTTCAACATTACAGCTGAACTAACTAATAAATGATTTGTTTCACCCGCATCCATTACTCTTTGAGCATAATTGATTCCATCACCGCTTATATTAAGATTTCCATTGATATCTTCCATTGGAATTACAGGTCCACAGTGTACACCCATTCTCATTTGTAAGTCGGGTCTATCTTTTACTGCTTTAGCTATAGCAACGGCACAATTCATTGCATCTTCTAGATACGTGAAAAATCCCATTACCATACCATCTCCGGTGGGTAATATAATCAACTTTTCAAGAGCATTAGCTGTTTTATATTGCATTGTAGATTTAACTAGTGTACCCAAGTCTTTACAAGCCTTCTTTTGTTCATCTGTGGTTTTTTTACTGTAAGCCACAATATCCATAAAGAATATGAAACCTTCTTGTTCAGTATCTAATTGTAATCGTCCTGATTTGACTTCCACGTCGATCTTGTCAACTTTACGAACTATTTGTTTAACTGGTTTTGGTACTTCAACCTTTGGTTGTTCTTCTTTCTTTTCTACAACCGGCATATTCTTTAATTTTAAAAAGTCTTTCCAGTTAATCTTTTTTGTTGGTGCATCTTTCTTTTTTGGTTCTTTTGCAGTCTGTTCTGCTTCTAGTTTCTTTATTGCTTCTTCTTCACGATTGCGTTTTTCAATGAATAACGCAATTTGTTTCTTAACTTCATCTGTAATATAAATGTTTACATCTTTACCATTACCACCCGTATCGTGTTTCTTCTTTCTTAAAGCACCTTTGGCTTGTAAATAACTTTGCATTTCTACATTGCCTGTCTTGAATGCAATGTCTAACGGAGCAATTTCTCCCTTAAAATCTGCACCATTAACATTTGCACCCAAATGTACCAAAAACTCCGTCATATCAACATCGTTAGCATTAACGGCGTAATGTAATGGCATCCATCCATTCTTTTCATCTCTACCATTAATTTTACCGTCTTTATCAAAAAATGACTGTACACCTTCAAAATCACCGGTTTCAGCACAAAAATGAATATTAACACCACCAGCAGATTTAGCGCCATTTTTATTTAACAACTTAACAATTTCACCTCTATTAACATTGGATAACACATCTATTGGATTGTTTTTACCTAAGAAATCTTTCTTGTTGACATCAGCACCTTTAACAATTAAATATTCAACCAAATGTTTTTGTCCATAATTAACCGCATAGTGTAGTGCTGTCCAACCTTTACCAGCGTCAACTTCATTGATATCTTGTTTTTTACTCAACATTTCTTCAATAGAAACAATATCACCATTCTTAGCAGCCAAATGAAAACTGCTACCACTACTATATTTTGCACCTCGACCTTGCAATAATTCTGAAATGTGTTTAAACCCTTTTTGTTCAGATATATCTAATGCAGTATTTTTGCTTGTCCAATCTTTTACATTTACATCGGCGCCACGATTTAATAACAATTTGACTATTTCTATTTGATTTTCTTCTACTGCAACAACCAATGGTGGATTGCCGGTATCGTCATCTCTCTGATTAACGTCTATTTTTTCTTTTTCGATGCAATTGTATACGTTATCATACAACCCTCGTTTAATGTGGGTAAAAATATTGATTGCCATAAGTAAATTAGTCTTGTTTGTTTTCTTTTTTGAAACGAGCCAAATCCAACTGAGGTAGTGGTTTTTCTATATTTAGACCGGCCAATCTTTCATTTTGAATAACTAATTTACTGCCACCTACAACCTTACCATCTACTACATCATATATAAAGAATACCGTTTTGGTTAAACCTACACGTACAATTCTTCCTGGTTTACCATCAACATATACAACGTCATCTTCTTTATAATCGGATCCAATAAACATAAAAAGCGCAGCTGCTAACTTTTCAATGCTTGATTTGAATATTAGAATTACTAAACCGGCTAAGAACATCCAGACATATTTGCCTGTCATATCTTGCGCTGTTGATTCTAATACTTTTTCTGAAATTACTTGTACAGTATTTGTGTCCATATTTGTTTTTGGTTATTTAAAACGAGTTTAACACCTAAAACAATTATATAATAAATATATTTAATTATCTCACTTCGTCCACTTTTGTTCTTTCAAGATATCATCAATCAAATCTTTTTCAGAGTTGTCCATTTCTTTGTCAAATCTCTTTAACACTTCGGTCAATGGATATACTCTGTCAGGAGATTCTTTTTGCTTTTCTTTGAGTTCTTGAATTACATCAACTATCTTAGTAAGTGGGGACTTATATTCATCAACTTTGTCTTTTGAAGCAAAGTTAGATATTTCAAATGCATGTGGAGTTAATACTTTTACCAAACTTAATAGTCCGGATCCGATCATATTGAATATACTAAATACTGCACCAGCTGCTGGATGTACTGTTGCTAATATTCTAAGTATAACGAATACTACAACAAATATGATAATTGCGGTTAAAGCACTAATAAAGAACTTTTTTAAACCCCAAAATACAGCATTTAATCCAAACATACCACTCATTGTATCAAGTGTAGCCTTGCTTTGATCTGCTTCTTTTGCAATTTCTTTTGCTTTATCAGTCATTTGCCAAAGTTCATCATCATACTTTTCTTTTAAAGCAGACTTTTCTTTTTGTAATTTGTTTATGATTTCGTCCCGTTGTGATAATAATTGATCACCTTTTTTTCGTTCTTCAGCTACTTGAGAATTAAGCAGATCAACTGTAGCTTTAATTCTTTTAATTTCATCTATGTGTGGAGAACCAACGATAGAAATTACTCGTTCATTCAAAGATTTAGCTGTTTCTACTTGTATAGGCGCATTAGTTACTTGACTTAACGAATGTTGAATACCAATTGATAAAGAAGAAGTTTGTACTATTTTACCTTTTTCTACTTTTTCCAATTCTACCATTGTATTGTCTACTTTGGCTTCTTGTTTTGCAACGGCATCTTGTGCCACACTAACTTGCTTTGCTGATTTAACCTCTGATGAAATACATCCAGTTAATATCAAAATTACAATAGTATAAAACAGTTGCTTTTTAAAGTTCATATAATATAAATATTACTTTTTATAATAAAACTGATATTTATACTCAAAGAAAAGTATAACCGTGTAATAAAAGGTAACGGCAGTTGAAAAGTAAGAATAACAAAACACATATGAAATTAATCGATTTGCTAACCGAAGTTAAAATGTATGAAAGTCTAGGATTACCAGCATCGGCTGTACAGTCATTAGATTCATTTGTTGCACAAGAATTAGACGAAGCTGATATGTTAGGCGCTGGCACCACAGAATTGCCATCCGATGAATTACAAGGATATTTAGACAGATCGGCCGGTCAACCTGCAGTTTATAAGAAAACTGGATTGCCTAAATTGGATAAAAAAGGTAAACAAAAGTATACTACTACAAAAGATCCAACTGATAAATTCAAGTATCCATATGTACATCCAAAGCTTGCCAGAGAGATACAAATTGTAGATCCAAGTGGCCGTAGGTTTGATTTAAACAAACTAAAAACCCATATCACCACACGTCCTGATAAGATTTTAAAACAAAATGAAAAAATTTCACACAGTGGCGGTGAAAGTACTCAGTTTTATAATATAGGATTGCCAGCTTTACAAGGACTTGGTTATGACGAAAAGAATCAAAAATTTGTTATCATAAATACGTGTCCAGGCGCAGGTGCATGCAAAGTTTATTGTTATGCTAAAAAAGGCGGTTATGTACAATATGTACCAGTTAACACATCGCAAACAAGACAACTTAACTTTTTGTTGAACGATCCGGATGGTTATAAAAATATGTTATCAAACGAAATTCGTGCAGCAGTTGAAAAAAATTCAAAGAAAAATGTAAAAACTGTGATTAGATGGCATGATTCAGGCGATTTCTTTAGTCCTGATTATGTAAACCTAGCATATAGTGTTGCAAAAACATTTCCCAACGTAGACTTTTATGCTTATACTAAAATGGCAGATGTGGCTAAAGGTGATAAACCAGTCAATTTCAAGATGAATTTTAGTGCGGGTGCAAAACCTGATCAAGAAAAACAAGTCGATTTTAAAACAACTAAACATTCAACTGTAGTACCAAAGCAAATGTTTGCTGATTTAGTTGATAGAGAAGAAGTACCAGATCCAGATAAGCCAAATAAAACAATTAAAAAGTTGGTTTATAAATCCCCATCCGCTATTGATATTTTAAAGAAAAAGTTAGCATTAAAGTATAATGTTTCTGAAGACAGTGTCATTACCTACGATGAAATGATGAAAATTCCTGTGGGAGATAAACCAAAGTGGAATGTTATAGTTAAACCAGGTGACGGCGACGATAGTGCAAATAGAGCAGATGTAGTGGGTACTTGGTTATTAATCCACTAATTTAGTTGTATTATCTCACTCCAGAGATATTTATAATCAATGAGTGCTAATTTGGACCAAGATAGGGTAAGATGGCCCGGGAGTGGTAGTAGTGTTAATATAAACACTGTGCCATTTGGCTATTATCTAAACGAAAGTTGCGTTGGAGCTGAAACCACATTTGCAAATGATTGTAGTAGCAGTGCGATGTGGGCAGCAAAACGGTTGGGGTATCCAATCGTTGATATTGAAATGATCGACGTTAATTTCTACGCATGTTTTGAAGAATCTGTACTAGAATATAACCGTGTAGTTAATGAATTTAATATTGTTAACAACATGGTTGATTTACAGGGATTGCCTCAAAATAAATATAAAAATTTAACGGGGATGGGCGTAAAGAGTACTGGTTTACCTTTTATAGTTCAACTGAGCAAACAATATGGAGCCGAAGCACTTGTTGGCGGTGAATATGAAGTTAAGCGTAACTATGTAACTATTAGTGGTAGTATCAACCCTGGCAAAACACATCAGGTTTATGACTTGAATACCTTAATTGGTCGAGACATTGAACATTTAACTGGGTCACGAATTGAAGTAAAAAGAATATTTCATAATAGACCCCCAGCAATTGCTCGTATATACGATCCATTTAGTATGACAGGAATGAGTTACAGTAACGTACTCGGTGAAATGGGATTTGGGGCTTATAGTCCTGCTACACAATTCTTGATGACTCCTATTTTTGAAGATTTGGAACGTGTACAGGCCATTGAATTCAATGATATGGTTCGTAAAAGCGCTTATAGTTTTGAAATTTTAGGTAATAACAAGTTGAGAATATTTCCAATACCATCTGAAAATTTCAAGGTATATATAGATTACATCGTTGAAAGTGAACGTGATATTACCAACTTTTATAGTGGATCTCGTTATGAATATATTAGTGACCCCAGTGATATTCCATACGAATACTGCACATATTGTAAAATTAATCAGCCTGGTAAACAGTGGATTAAAAAATATTTCTTAGCGTTGTGTAAGGAAACATTGGGTCGGATTCTTCAAAAATATAGTACAGTACCAATTCCTGGTGGAGAAGTAACTCTTGATGGCGCTGAATTACGATCCGAAGCCAAAGAAGAAAAAGATTCATTGCTTGAAAAACTAAGAGATATGTTGGAAAAGACACTTCGTGTTAATCAATTAGAAAATAAAGGAAAAGAAAGTGAAGAAATGAATAAGATGTTGTCCCGTGTACCTTTACATATTTATATAGGATAAAACATATGGCTGCACCTGTATCTCCACAGTATCCAAAAACGGATCCAAAATTTAAAGAATATTGGACATCAACTCGCACAGATGTTGGTATTTATAATAACAACTATTCACCTGGTAGATATTTTTCTTCAAGAGACTTAAACTTCTTGAACAGCGTTAGTTCTGAATTAATAGGTGATATAATTGAATGTGTTGTTCAAGTATTTAAGATTGCTGCTTATGAAACCAATACCAATATTTATGGTGAAAGTAGCAGTGACAAAGGAAAGGTGTTCTATTCGGGTATTGATTTGAGTTGTCTTGTTCAACGTGAAGATATTAATACTGAAAATCAAGGTTATGGACCTGATAGAAAACAAGACATTGTTTATAGATTCAGAGAACGTGATTGTATTACCACCAACTATTTTCCAGAAATTGGCGATTTGGTTTTGTACAATCAACGTTATTACGAAATTGATAATGTTATCCAAGAACAATTTGCGGGTGGTCATCCAGACAAGTCTTTGAGTTTAATTGTTAATACTCATTACACAAGACTAAGCAAACTTAACCTCGTAGAAAGACAAACATAATTTATGGCATGGGGTCCAAATACTAATGTAAATCCACCGCCAAATCCGATTGAAAACGCATCAGCTCAATCAGATAGTAAAAAGCTTTATAATAGAGCCAATGCAACTCGCCGTGATACTGATAAACAGAAAAATTTCACGGTTACTTTATTAGATATTGATACAGCTATTATTAATACTTTGAATGATACACTCAGACTTCAAGTTAATGATAATGGTGAAGTTGTAAAAGTACCAGTTATATATGGCAATCCTGAAAGATGGTTTGCTATGAAAAAGTTTGGTCATATTAGAGATAATCAAGGCAAAATATTGTTGCCAGCCATAATGTTTCGTAGAAAAAGTGTTGAAAATAACAAAGAACTTGCCACGTTTAATCGTTATCTAAACTACGAAACTATAATGAATTATAGTGAAAAAAACAAGTATGATCGTTTTGATCTAATGAATAAAGGTGTTTTTACTAGCAAACCAACCAAACAAATTTATAGCGTAAGTTTACCAGTTCACGTAAATATAACATACGAATGCATCATTTGGACTGATTATGTAGATCAAAATAATAAGTTACTGGAACAAATAAACTACGCAGCTAAAGACTACTGGGGTGACGCTGAGAGATTTAAATTTAGAGCTAGGATAGACAGTTATAGCATCGAACAAGAAGTTAACGACGGCGAAGATCGTAATATCAAAACAACGTTCGATATAAATGTCAACGCTTACTTGTTAAATGAAAATTATATAACAAATTTAAACGGGGTAAAAAATACTACCCAAAAGCTATTTACCGTAAGAAAAGTAATGATGCAAGAAAATGCTGTTGCTAGTGCGAGTGAAATGGGCACAATTACAACTAATATTATTAAAAACAATAGCAATCTAAAAGACAGTCCATTGGATTATACCGATGTAACTGGTCAAGGTACAATGGCATTAAAGCCAAATGAAGTAACCAATTTAGATGGTTATAACAAAATACCGTCAAATTATCAAAATATAGTAAATACGCCATTTCACCCAGCACCTAAATCTATTACTGATTATGGTGAAAATGGATGGTTAGCATATGACAGTAAGTATATTTACGTATATCAATATCCATCTGGGTGGTTAAAAAGAGAAATTGCTACATTTGACTATGATTATAGTAGTCAAACATATATAAGTGGATATGACTGTAATGGTAATCCTGTATACACTACAGCTAATAAAAGACCTATAAATACAGCTTTCAGAATATTTCAAAGATTTCCTGATAAATTCTATCATCAAGTGCCATATCAGTCATCTGATTATGGAGAAGATGGATGGGTAAGTTATGATGGTAATTATTTTTATATTTATAGCACATCACAATGGAGACGAATACCAATTACTCTATTTAATTAATAATAATTAGTATTTCAATTTTTATACATTTTGTTGGTATTGCTTAATGGTTTTCTTTATATTTATTAAAAATGTCAACATTGAAGAAAGATCCATGTGAAGTTTCTCCATTAAAATTGGACAATGCTTTGTATGACTACAAAAAATTAACAGCGACTTTTAAAGATCCTACTACACCACTGTTTCTTAAAATAATCGAAGAATTACGTGTTATTATTAATTGTAATGCCAATTTACAAAAAAATACACAGTCTATACAAGAATTTCCATGTGATTCAAAAACAGATACATGGGTATATAATCATAATTTAAATTCGGAATTTGTATTGTTCATTGTATATGATCAAGATTTAAATCAAATAATACCTGAAAGCATAACTTTAAACAATAAAAACACAGCCACAATAAAATTCTCATTTCCTGCATGTGGTTATGTTTTTGCTATAGGTAGTAATGTAAGTACAAGTGGTATATCTGGCACAGGCACAAGTGGTAGTAGCGGTCAAAGTGGATCTAACGGAACAAGCGGAACAAGCGGAACAAGCGGTACTAGCGGAACTAGTGGCGAAAGCGCATTAAGTGGTACTAGTGCTACTAGTGGTAGTAGTGGTGAAAAAGGTTCATCTGGATCAAGTGGTACTAGCGGAACGAGTGGATTTAGCGGAACGAGCGGAACTAACGGAACTAACGGAACAAGTGGTACAAATGGAACTAGTGGATCTAGTGGTACAAGTGGATCCAGTGGTACAAGTGGAAGTAGTGGTAGTAGTGGATCTAGCGGATCTAGTGGTACAAGTGGTACAAGTGGTACAAGTGGCGAAAGTGGAACTAGTGGTACAAGCGGATCTAGTGGTACTAGCGGATCAAGTGGAACCAGTGGATCTAGTGGATCTAGTGGATCTAGTGGTACAAGCGGATCTAGTGGAACCAGTGGAACTAGTGGAAGTAGTGGAAGTAGTGGAACCAGTGGAACTAGTGGAAGTAGTGGAACCAGTGGAACCAGTGGAACTAGTGGAAGTAGTGGATCAAGTGGAACCAGCGGAAGTAGTGGATCTAGTGGATCTAGTGGTACAAGTGGAACAAGTGGAAGTAGTGGTGAAAGTGGTACCAGCGGAAGTAGTGGATCCAGTGGATCTAGTGGTAGTAGTGGATCTAGTGGATCTAGCGGAACTAGTGGTACAAGTGGATCTAGCGAATCAAGTGGATCTAGTGGATCAAGTGGTACTAACGGAAGTAGTGGATCTAGCGGTACTAGTGGTGAAAGTGGTACTAGTGGTGAAAGTGGATCTAGTGGCGAAAGTGGATCTAGTGGTGAAAGTGGTACTAGTGGTGAAAGTGGTACTAGTGGTGAAAGTGGTACTAGTGGTACCAGCGGATCTAGCGGAACTAGTGGATCAAGTGGAACCAGTGGATCTAGTGGTACAAGTGGTACAAGTGGATCCAGTGGAACCAGCGGATCAAGTGGATCCAGTGGAACTAGCGGATCAAGTGG